TTATTTATTTATATGTCTCATGTCTCAATATAAAAAAAGGAAAGTTCCCCTGTTGAAAATCAATGACTTATGATGAGACAAACTTTTGTCTCCCCGGAACCCACGGAACCCACGGACCCAATTATATTACCCATTTATGTTCAACGAGTTCCCAGTGATACAACGGACAGCTTTCTCTGTGTCTCATTTCATAACTCATTTGCTCTCAACTCCTTAGCATACGTTCTCCCTCCGGTCTCCGTGGGTTCCGTGGTCAAAGAGCAAAACTTCTGCTTGACAAGTAGTGTCAATCTGTGTATCATCCTGACATGTCAAATATCTCATTTGCTCCCAAAATCCCAGGTGTTCTCCACTGGGAACACTTCTATCAAGCCGTCTATGACATCCCCCAGATGGACTGGCGCAGAGGTCAGGACATCCCCCTCCGAATATCATGGGGCTTGCCCGAATACCTTACCGAAGGCCCTGATGAGGCTCTCGTACAGCTACTATACTTCTTCTATCACTTCCCCATTATGGCGACACGGGAGGCGATTAGAACCTTCGTGGCGACCACCTATCTAAAAAATCTAAACGAGGAACAGATAGATAAGCTCTACGCTCGTGCCTTCAATAAGGTGGCAGAGGATAGCATCTGGCCTAAAGCAGAGGTCTATTCCTACTTCGACCATGTCGGAGTATGGGACATCATATCCGATACCAAAGAAACCCTTGAAACGAAGTTTCATGAGATGATTGCAGGGAGAGAGGATTGGAACATGGCGAAGGACTATGTGGAAGAACAGTACGAACTCGGAAAATACCCACAGGCTCTTAAAAGCATATATAAAAGAACTCCCCTCAAAGTTCAGTTTCTGATTCTCTCTGCTTTAGGGCGAGTGAACGGAACCTCCATGACGAAACGGGAGTACATCGAACTCGCCCGGTCCTGTGGTAATTGCCGAAACACTGCCCTCAAGTATTTGAATCTCTACCTCCCCTACCCTCTAATCACCAGTAAATATAATCCGGAAATTATCAACCCAGAAAAAAGAATATTCGCACTCAAATGACTATAGAACTACTTAACGATGAAACAGTTCAGAAGCTTGAACTGACCTTTACCGCACCTCGCATATCCCAACTGCAACTGGCCGAGGGTATGAAGAAACTACCGACAGGTGGCAGTTGCAACCGCGCCGTCGCCATTGCCCTGCCGGAGGTCCTTCGCCTTCTCATGGGCATGACGGTAGAAAATCAGGAACTGATGCAGTATTACTATCAGGTGCAACTCTTTAAGGTGATGCAGGGGAAGCTGGACGAGAACTCGCTCTCCATGCCTCCCGTATATAAGAGCATCCTCTCCAACTGGCACAAGCATGGTGTAGAAGCCAAGGATATTAAGCCCGCGCTTCCTGCCATCGTCCCTTCTGTCCAGTTCCTAAGCAAGCCGGGACTGTATGACTACGCCCTTGATAGTAAGGGTGCAAGGTACTATACCAACCGTAGCCTCGTCAGTGTGGATGGAACATCGTGGCGGCATACGGGTATCTTCGGAATTGACGTGGACCTCAAGGAGAACCCGGAACATACTGCGGAATCCCTTCTCGCCGCGGCGCAAGAGAAACTCCCCTCGCTGGATGGCTTCCTCTTCGCATACGTAAGTCCCAATCAGGGGATTAAGGCATTCTTCCAAATCTCCAACTCTACGCTCCAATACCTGAACCAGAACCAGCAGGTGGTGGAGGATGAGGGAAATGATGAACTGGACGTGAAACGATTGGCCAATGAACGCATCTATCTTCACAAGGCCGTGTACCACGCCCTCGCGCAGTACATCCACGAAGGGACCGGATTCGTTCTCGATATGGCCTGTACCGACCCTGCACGGATGCAGTTCTTCTATCTGGACACCTTCATCCCCGGAACCCCCGGAACCCCTCGATTCCATGTACCCGACATGGAGAAGGCGAAAGCGGACTACCTTCAATACGACAAGAACCGGGCGGTCAGTTACGAACTCCCATCCGTGGCTCCCGGCAGTCGCCGTCCCAAGATATTCGAGGACTTCATTGCGTGGTTGAAGGTGAACGAGTATTACGATACCGCCGAAGGCCTCTCCCGCATGGACTATATTAAGGGGGATGGTTGCCTCTATGGTGAGTGCCCACAGTGCAAGGGAGGCAAGTCGGGCAATAGCCAGAACACGGACCTTCGCTTCTACCCCAATCCCCAGTACCCCCGGCAGTCCTACTTCCACTGCTTCCATGCCAGTTGCAATGGCGCGAACCCGGAGATTATGTCGGTGCAATGGCTCTTCGACATGTACCTGACGGAGTTGGAGGGGGAAGCCGAGAAGAAGGCAGGGGTTGAGCCGTGGTGTCAAGACCCTCTCCTGATGAAGTGCTTCATGCAGGGAATTGCTCCGGTAAATACGAACACCCCTCTCCCGGAGGTCAGCGCGTTGAAGCTCTGCTCTCTCAAGTTCCCCTATGTCCGAAAGAACAAGGCGGGCAAGAGCATCCCCATCCTGACCGACGAGAACATCAAGTATCTTCTTCATCATGGCCTAAATCTCCGTGCCTTCCGTCGAATGAACACGAACGAACTCCTGCTCTTGGACTTTAAGAACAGCAGGTGGTACGAGACGAGCGATACTATATTGAGCAAGATTTCAAGCTTCTGGCAGTTGATAGTTCCCGGTCAGGCTATTCCTACTCCGCGACTTCGCGACGCGTTGTCAAGTATTGCGCAGACCAACTACTACCACCCGCTGGCTACGTTCGTCAGTTCTCGTCCTTGGGACGGGCAGGACCGTTTGCGTGCGTTCTTGGACTACCTCCCCATGAATCAGAACATAGATATGCCCGAAGGCTGGACCCCGGACAAGTACCGGGACATGGTGCTCACGACATGGCTCATTACCCTGTGGAAGCGCGTGACCCGCCGTCTCTGCTTCCTCACCCATGTGGAATCCCAGACCAGCTTCCCGCAGAACTACGTTCCCATGCTCACAGGTGCACAGGGGCTGGGTAAAACGAAAGCCACGGACTGGTTGTTCCGTGGGGTCCGTAATGATGTAGCCAGCTCTATCGAAGGATTGAATAGTGCGGATAGCGTGGTCCAGATGGCCCGGCACTCTGCTATCGTCTTGGACGAGATTGATGAAGAAGTCGCTAACAAAATAAAGGAGAGTAAGTTGAAGCGAATCATTACTGGGGAATCTGAAAGTTGCCGTGTTGCTTTCGCCCATTCTCCGGGAACCTATGAGTACTGCGCAAGTATCATTGGGAGTACGAACCAAGAAGAGGTATTGAGAGATACCACAGGCACTCGCCGTTACTACCCGGTAATCTTAGGTGAACGCACCACGCCGGAGGAAGAAATCCCTGCCGGGTTTAGTGCCAACAGCTGGGCGGTGGAGAAGCTCTTCAAACTTGACAACCAGCAACTTTGGGCACAGATTAAATACATGGTAGACGCCCATGAAGATGGTGAATACCGTTGGGCTAATCTGGAAAAAGTCGGTGCATTCCTCGCGGAACAGTATGCCAGTTGCCGAGGCAATGATACTGACCTGACGAAGTACCTTGTCCCCGTGGCTCCCAATGATACGGACACGAAGGGAGAGAGGCTCTCCAAAAAGATACCGGGCGACTTTACCGCTATGCGCAACATCCTCGCTTATGTCCGTAAGAACTTCGGAGACATGGAGAAGGTGGAGAACTGGGCAGACGCTAACTTCAAACGAGACCTCATCGCGTCCTACGGTTCCGATTCTCTGATACGTCAAAATGTCAAACGCCTCGATGACCCCAAGCGTACAAAGCGTTTCTTCTTCATGCCAATCGACATTTGGTTGAAGGAAGCAAGCGCAGAAACGAAGGCAAGGGTGTATTCACAATATGAACATATTAAGGTACTTGCGGAAACCATGTAAAATTTCTTCTAAAAACTTCTTGACAAAAATCTAAGCTATGATACATTGGCCTCGTCACCGGGATTCCGGGGCGGGGCCAATCCCGTTCCGCTAATCCCATAGAATAATAAAAAGCAAACCAGCAATAAATACATGAAAGTACAAGCCATCCTGTTAGTTCTCGTTCTTTTTGTTCTTCCGGTAGTAATAACGTCTCCGAAGAACTACGTAAAGTTGTTCCACTACATCACCTCACATGTGGGTGCTTGGCTTAAAAATTATTATCAAAGGTGGAACGATGATAGTTCAGGCCTTGCTCGGTCCGAAGTATTATTTGCCGCTACTATACTTGCTTGTGTTTTTGTAGTCCCTTATGGCTCGTTGTTTATCTTACAAGGTACTCCTGTTTGGAAATACCTTGCCTCACTTATAATTTGGGAGGAACGTTCTGGGAATGCACAATATACAGTAATGGCTCTCCTTGGTCTTAGTTGTCTCTTTATTACTTTCGGAGTAACTGTCATCTCTTGCCTGATTCAATCTCACTTCATTAAACCCAATCAAATAAAACTCGAACAACAGTAATACCCAAACCTCTTATGCCCAAAAGACTTATGACATTGGAAGATACGACATACTCTCAAAGATTTAGGGATAACCTCGAGGACACGTTGGAGCAGATGCTTCCGGTTCTCTCATTCATACCCTTTGTCCTTACCCTAGCGGTTAAAGGGTATTGTCCTGAATATTCGTGGATGACGTGCTTCTTAGCGGTACTCGGCAGTCACGTACTTCAAATTCTCTTTGTTGTTACGGTGAACTCCATTCCGAAGAAGGATTCTACCTTCTTCGGGGCGGTCGCCACCGCTGGTTTCTACTTAGTCCCTATACTCTGCCTCTATAATGCGATGAAGAGCTGATTATGAAAGACCTAGCAGAATTATCCCCCTACATGGGCATCTATTACCTCTCCCTATTTATGGGCCTTCTGGTCAATGGTATGCCCCTACTGGCCTCCCTCATCTTCTCGCTCATTCTCGTTCTCATCGTTCTGTGGGTGTGGTCCTTCATCTACATCACCCTCACACATCTATTGAAACGGAGTAACCGGGACATGAACGTCAATATCTTTGGCCTCTCCGCAACATTGGTCACTCTCTTCTTCATAATCATATCACTCTAAACTATGTATAACGAAATTGCAATCGCCGCCCAAACTGTTGATTCCCACTTCTCCTATATGGGATTAGAGGAATCAGCCGCTGACCTCCTGCGCCATCTTCTGTGGGAGATTGAAGAATACCGGGAAGCTGACGCGGAGGACCGCGTAAAGGAGGCAACCGACATCGCCATTCTCGCATTGCGCCTAGTAGCCGCTACGGGGCGCGATGAAGGTTTCTCCTTTGAGGATAGCGTACATCTTACAAACGAAAAATGCCGGGAAGTCGTGAACCGCATGAACCGTGCCGTGAAGATGTACAAGAAGGACAGAACCGCTGGAATTCCTATGAGCACACCCCAAGAATACTACGCGCAAGCGAAGGAACAACTAAATACACCCAAACACTAATGCACGAAGAAATAGATAAGAACCCTATATCATTTTCACTGCCTCGCATTCCGGGGTATGAAATGGAGATTACAGACGACCAGACCAAACTCACAGGCGATACTCTTGCCGTTGACTTTGAAACGTATTATGAAGGGAAATATTCCCTCAAGTTCATGGACCCGCATTCCTACTGTCTGGACCCACGGTTCGACGCATACATCATGTCCGTCTATGACGGGAAGTATTGCTGGGTAGGACATCCGAAGGATTTTGACTGGGAGAAAACGACCAAGGACAAAACCCTCGTCGCGTTTAACGCCAGCTTCGACTATGCCGTTTACCTCTTTGGATTGCACGCGCCGGGGTCCAAGGGCATCCCGTGCACGCCAAGCTTCCAGCCGCCCTTCAAGGAGTGGCTCTGTTCCCGTGCCGCTTCCAACTATCTCGCCATCTATGGCTCTCTTGACAAGATTGTCGCAAAACTTTGGGGAGTAGAGATTAGCAAGGAGGTCCGAGCCAAGGCCGAAGGCGTTGACTTCCGCAAGATGGAGGCCATCCCCGACGACATGAAGGAATACGTGGCGGGCGATAGTTACTATTGCCTCGCCGTGTGGGATAAGATGAAGGACTTCTGGCCAGAAGATGAACGGGAATGCTGGCTCAATACCTGCATCATGGGATGGCGCGGAGTTCCTACTTCCCGCCAGTATCTTCTTGACGGACTGGAGAAACTCCATCAGGCGCAGGAGGAATACAAGGAAGCTATCCCGCTTGAAAAGAAACTCTCCATTCCCCAACTACGTAGAGCGTGCGAGGAACTGAACATCCCGCCCCCCACAACCACCAGCAAGTCCAGCGAAGATTTTACGGACTGGCTGGAAGAGTATGGCCACCTCGTTCCGTGGGTAACTCTTATCGGGAAGTACAGGAGCGTGAACCGCATGATTAGCATTACCGAGCGCATGCTTTCCCGCGTCTATACTGACCATGAAGGGATAGAACGTCTCCCCTACACCCTGACCTATTGTGGCGCAAGTACGGGCCGTTGGACTGCCGGGGGAGATAAGCTCAACCTGCAACAGCTTAACCGTGAAGACGTTCTGGGCTTTAACCAGCGCAACGCCATTCAAGCACCCGAAGGGTATAAGCTCGTGGTATGTGACTGGGCTGGGATTGAAGCACGTCTGACCGCTTGGCTCTGCGGGCAGGAGAAAATTCTTGATACCCTCCGTGCTGGTGAGAAGGACATCTATGCCGCTAACGCGAAAGGTTGGGGCCTCATCCCCGCGGATGTCAAGGACTTCAAACAGTACTGCAAGGAAACTCCGGGGCAAGCGGACCTTCGTCAGCATGTGAAGGCGGGGGTACTTGCTTGCGGCTTTAGTGCTGGATGGAAGGCTATTCAACGCTCGAACCCCGGAATGGACAGGGACCAGTGCCAAGCGATTGTGGACATGTACCGCAGTCGTAGCCCAGAAGTGGTAGCATGGTGGAGAGAGTTGGACGCATTAGCGGCTCGCGGCTATCGTACCCCCTCCCATAGCTTCGCGCTCTCCCTTCCCTCTGGCCGGAAGCTCTATTATCGTAACTGTTACAAGAAACTCATTCAACCCAAGGACGGTCGTCGTCCCTATTTCGCAACCTGCGTCGATTTCGGGTACAAGTCCTCCATCGTCAATACTAACCTCCTTAGCAACAATAACATCCAGTCAATCGCACGTGACCTCATGGTCCGCACGTTCAACCGCCTGTGCAAGGAATTAGAGGGTGCGCAACCTATCCTTCTCGTGCATGACGAAGCCGTAGTGATGGTTCCGGCTGACCATGCCGAGGAATACGCCCAGCGCATCGAACAGATAATGGAAGAAACTCCGCAGTGGGCTTCATCCCTTCCGCTCCTTGCCGAACCTGAAATCATGGACAAGTATCGCAAATGAGTGCGCTTACTCCATTCCCTCCCCAAGAAGATTGCATCCACGATATGGTGGATGCAATTACCCGGCACGGCTATGTGATAAATAAATCCTGCACGGGTACGGGGAAGACATTGGTTACTATCGAAACCGCGAAGGCTATGGGCAAGAGACTTCTCGTCGTCTGCCCTGCCATCGTAGTGACCCAATGGAAGCGAGCGATTGAACAGCAAGGAGCGGACGCGGTGGATGTCCTCTCATGGGAGAAGGTGCGCAGGGGAAGTACCTCCTACTACAAACGCCCAACAAAGGTTCCCAAGTCCCGGATAGTCTTCGGGGCTTGGACCCTTCCCGACGATTCCTTGCTGGTCCTTGATGAAAGCCATAAGGCCAAAACCTATGGTAGCCAAAGCAACATCATGGCATTAACTGCGGCCCATCAAGGACTTCCGACGATTATGCTCTCTGCCACTCCCTTCGTCTCCCCTCTTGACATGAGCGTTCCCGCAACGTATGCCAAGTGGATTCAAGACCCTCGGCGCGGGTTCTGGCTCTGGGCACGTATGCACGGATGCACCGACAGCTTCTGGGGAGGTATCGAGTTTAAGCTCAACCCACGTAACCACGCCATGATGGAGAGCCTGAAACAAAAGCTCTTCACTGCTGGAGTTATGACAGAGATTGACAAGGATAGACTTGACACATTCTTCCCGGAGAATAGAATCGAATATCTGTCCGTGGACGTAGACATGAAAGGTATGAGAGAGATTAAACAGTTGCAGAAAGCACTTGACAAGCTGGACAAATCATGGGACCAGTCCATCGAACGAGCTAACGAGAAGGGAATCGAACTTCCTGCTATCGTTGAACTCCTTCGGCTTCGCCAGCAATCTGAATTGGCTAAGCTCCCCACGATGGCAGAGAAGGCAGTTGAACTTCTGGACAGCGGATATAGCGTCGCCATCTTCGTGTCTTTCCTCGACAGTCTCTCCACACTCTCGGAACTCATTAACAATAAATCGGGTAAGACAATCGCTTATGCCGAGATTAGTGGAGCGGTGACTGGGAAGAACCGACAGGAAGAGGTGGACAAGTTCCAACGGAATGAAGTTCCTCTCGCTCTCGTGCAGATTAGTGCAGGAGGAACTGGGGTATCGCTTCACGATACCGAGGGAGGCCACCCCCGCGCCGCACTCATCTCGCCGGACTACGCAATCGTCAATTTGCTACAGGCACAAGGACGTATCGCCCGCCTCGGTGCAAAGTCACACACATTGCAATACATCGTGACCGCCTCCGGTACGGTGGAAGAAAGAATTATTCAAGCACTCAACACAAAAGAAATTTGTCTTAACGCATTAACATCAAATGGCTAATAACGAAACCTACACTCACAGCAAGTACAGTCCGAGTAAGATGGCGTTGCTCGCCACCTGTCCCGGATATGTCCCACGCCCCATGACTAAAGAGGAAGAAGAGGATGACTTCTCCCCGGCGGCCATTGGGACCCGTGTTCACGCGGCCCTTGAAACCAAGAACCCAGATTCCCTTTTGACCAAGCATGAACACATCCTCTACACTGCGGCATCCAACATGGTGGATAGGCTCATGTCCATCTTCGCAACCGAGGTACAAACGGACAAGGTAGAAGTACTCCCGGAACACAAGTTTGAAGGAATCGTCTTCAACCCAGACGATGAAGCACAAACCGGAACGGCTGACGTTCTTGTCCGGCATGGTGATACTTCCATGATTATTGACTACAAAATGGGGATGGTCCCCGTATCTGACCCTGCCGAGAATACCCAGTTCATCTACTATGGTTTGCTGGAAATGGCAGAACGCCCTGAATGTAAGCGTATTATCCTTGCGGTGGTACAACCCAGCCAGACCGAAAGCATGAAGATTGCGGCGTTCTACCGCGACGGTAAGGGTCCGAAGTTCACCACCGACATGTCCGCAGTCCCTATGGACGAGGCTACCGCAAGGGGAAACATGTCCGCAGTCATTGCCCGCCATTGCCGTGATGCGGAGAATCCCTATGCCTACTCATCCTCTCCGCATGTCTGCCCCTACTGTTCCCGTCTCGCCCGGTGTAAGAAGGTGACTAGCATGGCCCGTAACTTCTCGCTCAAAGTGTTGAAGGACAAGGACCTAGCCGAAGGGATGATTGATAACGTCGGTACGGCGATGGACAACCCGGAAACCCTTGGCTCCCTTCTTTCCTTTGCGAACATTATCGCGGAGGCTAACAAGGTGCATAAGGACTATGCCAAGACCCTCTTCGCTTGTGGCGTTGATGTTCCCGGCTGGAAGTATGCACGGCGAGGTAATACCGTGAAGGTGGACAATGATGCCTTCCGTGCCTACGTCGAGCAGTACATTTCCCCAGAGGAAATTCTGGACAGCATCTCCCGCCTCCCTGTGTCGAAGCTTCTTGACATGGTGGTAGATAAAAACAAAGTTGAAGGAGCCACCCGTGCCGAGATGAAGGAGGCCAAGGAATCCTTACTCGAAGAGCTTCAAGAACTTGGAGTAGTGAAGGAAGTGACGAGCGCGATGGCTTTGCTCAAAATCAAATAAACATCTTGACATCTTTCAAACTTGTGATATAGTCGCGTCAGAGAAGTTACCGAGGGTAGTTCACTCGCCAAAGAAGCCCTCAACCCAAAACCAAGAATAAACGAATACTATGGCTACTAAGAAAACAGAACACGAAACCTTGGGAATAGACCCGGGAGACGCATTGGAACTGGGAACCCCGGAACCCAATCAACTCGCAACCGCTACGGAATACCACTCCTTCGAGGGTGAGACCGACGCTTCGGACATTCAGATTCCCTACCTCAAACTGTGGCAAGCCTCTTGCGATGAAGCCAAATTGGAAGAACCGATTGGCAGTTTGGGCGCGTTCCTTCTCAACGGTCTGGTCGTTGCCGAGCGCAATAATCCTCTTGAATGTATCGTATTGAAGGCTCGTAAGTTCTTCCGCGAATACATCCCGTACAACGAACGTCAGCCCGGCGTATATGCCAAGACGTGGAATACGAAGGAAGAGTATGAAGCAGAAGGATTTGACAAGTCGCAGGTCAACCGTGCCCTTGCCATGTGGCTACTGGTTAAGAAGCCGCAGGGTATTAAGGACGCAAGCACCACCGAGGATGACCTTGACGCTCTCTTCACCATTGACTTCATGGGCGACCAGTGGACGCTGGCACGATACACCCCGGAAGGTAATCAGTACACGGGCGTTGGTGCTCCCTTCATCCAGTTCATGATGTTGAAGGGGAACAAGCTCGGCTCCCTGCCCTTCCGTGTGCAGATTGGTGCACAACGCGCCGTCTCCCGCGACGGGAAGAACAGCTACGCCAAAGCGTTCCTCAAGTTCAAACCGCACCCGGTGGAAGGACAGGTTGAAGCCATCCAAGAGATGGGCCTCCTTTCCGCCGTGACCAAGTAACCCCCTCCCGGCTCTGACGGGTTTATCCCGTAGCACCGCATTGCGGGTAAAAAAGGAGCACGTTCCATTCGGCCATCATAGTACGCTATGGTGGCCGTCTTATTTTTGTGCTTGACCTTCTGGACTTTGTGGGATATATTCTCCTATGCAACTAGTAGGAGTTGACCCCGGAACCCACGGCGCCCTCGTACTCGCGGACACCCGGAGCAAGAAAATCTGGATAAAGCACATGCCAGAAGACGAAAGGGAACTGGAAATCATATTGAACAAACTGCCACGTAGCCGTCATCGTATCATGTACATTGAGAAGATGAGCTATGCCATGAGCGGAGGCGGCAAGGTGTCCAATCCGAGAAGTAGTGGCGTATTGGGAGAGGCAACCGGGAAGGTCCTCGGTTACGCCGCGGCGGCGGGGTACACCGTCACAAAGGTTTCCCCAATCGTATGGATGCGGGCTATGGGCGCGTATGATACGGGCCTGACCGCACGGGATAGGACCCGGTGGAAGAACAACCTGAAACGCATCGCGATGGAGAACTTCCCCGGCGCGAAGGTGACGCTACAGAACGCGGACGCTCTTCTCATTCTACTGTATGCGTACCGGGAACTGAACGACGACCACACACTGACCCTCGACAACTGGGATATAGAAAGAATCTAAAATGGCACGACACTTTACCCGCTACGGACGACAATGGGAGTACGGAGTATCAGAGCTTGACATCGAACTCTGGTGCTTCAAATACGCATGGCCCGAAGAGAAGGGAGGGCTGGGCAGGTATGGACACGCTAAGAACGCCATCAATCTCCTGTGGAATTACAAGGGCAGTCCTACTCCCATTATCTGGACACCGTGGATTGAACGGATGATTGAAACCGCGTGCAAATATGATGTGGTCATCATGGGTGGAGGCTCGTCCTCTGGGAAGTCATTATCTATGGCTATCATGGCGACGCTCTTCTATCTGGCCGACCCCGTCGATACCCTTTGCCTAGTCACATCGACTACTATTGAAGGTGCGAAGAAACGTATCTTCAAGGATATTAAACGGTTGTGGCGCAAGGAATTTCCGGGCAAGCTCGTTGATGGTAAGGGACAGATTAAAGGCGTGAACGAGGACGGAGATATTGACGATTCCCGCGGCATCTCCATTATCCCCTGCGCGAACGTCGGCGACCCCAGTAGCCGATTTATCGGTATTAAGGCAAAGAACATGCACGTCTTTTACGACGAGCTTTCCGAATTGCCGATTGAACTCGTCGAGGTGTGGCGTACCAACCTCATCACCAACAGAGCGGACACGCCTCCTACCCTGATGGCCGCCTCTAACCCCAAGAGCCGCACCGATGCCTTTGGTGTTATGGCTATGCCCAAGGACGGGTGGAACAGCGTTGACATCTTTGAGGAATACGAGTGGGAGACCAAGGACGGGATTTACATCCGCTTCGACAACACCCAGAACCCCCGCATCAAATATGGCCGCGAGGATTGGAGCTTCTACACCCCGTTGGACATCGTTCAGCAAACGATTGAACAATACGGGGAGAATAGTCCGTTTGTGATGCGGTTCCACCGGGCCACCTTTTCAGACGATACGGAAGAAGGTTCACTAATGTCGGAGGCTGAAATTTACGGCAGTGGCGCAGATGCCATGCCCGTCTGGGGAGACGGCGAGTTGATTACGATAGCGGGTCTCGACCCTGCCTACACCAACGGCGGAGACCAGTCATGTTTGAAGCTCGCCAAAGTTGGGAGGACTGTCGAGGGCCTCTGGGCTTGTGCAGTCTTCCGTACCTATCTCCTTAAATCCACGTCCGACAAGGAACGGATGAAGCAAAGGAACTTCGACATCGCCCAGCAAGTTGGAGAGATTCTCCGGGCCAACGGGGTTGAAAGTAAGTACCTTGCCGTAGACGTAACCGGAGGTACTGGTTTCATCGACATCCTCGCCCAGCATGTCGGCACGGACTTCCAGACGGTCAGCTTCGCGGGTATGGCGAGCAAAGTGCCCATTGGCCTGTTGCAGAATCAAGAGGCATGTCAGCAATATAGCAACAAGGTCTCCGAGCTTTGGGGATGTATGAAACTGGCAATCAATGCTCGCCAACTTTATGGCCTCGACCCGACAACTATCGTCGAGCTTAAATCCCGGCTCTACACCATGAACGGAACCCGAATTGCCGTGGAACCCAAGGCGGCCATGAAGAAGCGGATTCATAAATCCCCGGACAACGCGGACGCACTAGCACTATTGGTGCACGTGTGCCGGGGAATCATGGGGCCGGAGTTCGGTAAGATTAGGCTTGACATTCAGAACCATAAGGTGGTAGAACATCAAGAGGTAATCAAATATCGCGAAGACGGAACCGCATATATTGAAGCCGCAGACATTGGCAGGTATCTCGGAGGCTTCGTCGGAGGCAATGCCCCCGCTCCTGCCTCCGCTCCTGCCCGCGACACCTTTGCCTCCGACGTAACCGCCGCAATGAACATGCTATGGACCTAAGAGCCGCCGCAAAGATTTCTGCTCCCAAACCGATTTCCAACGAGAACACCGTTATACGGAAGGCCATTGAGATGTACAAGGCAGGGACCCCGGTTCCTGTCATCTCGGAAGTTACTGGCCTCCCCCGTGAACGTGTTGATAAGATTGTTGATAGCGTCCAACTCTCGAAGGAGGAACTGGCTATCCGCAATGAACTTCTCAATACGTACACACAGAACACACAGGCACGCATCCTCCAACGCCAAGAGGCGAGGACGAAGATAGAGCTTGACATCGTTGAATCCATGAGTAGCCAGTACAAAGAACTGATGAACAGTGGATTCTCCCGTGTCGCTTCCTTCATGGCCGACGCAGAGATACAATCAATTAAGGATGTACCTCTCTTCCTCTCTATCATGGAGCGAAGCCACGGTCTGTGGGAGAAGTTTAACGAAGCGATTGCGAAGCGCGACATGGACCTACTGTCACAGGTCATCCAGCAGTTTGAATTGGAGCAGACCGAGATAGTGACGCAGATGGGATTGCAGGGTGGACCAGTAACTCTGAACAAGGATGGCACTCGTCCTGAACTGGAAGAAGGAAGCGCGGCCCGTACCATCACCTTGAAGCTCAAGAAGAAGGGCGAAAAGCCCGAAGAAGACACTAAATAAACTTGACAAGTTCGTATTTTCTCCTATATTGAGGTCATGTCCAAACCCGAATCAATTCAAGAAGTCTTCCGTCGTTGGACCCCGGTAGCTCTCATGAACTTGCCGGAGGAAGTGAAGACCCCAGAAACGTTCCCAGATTATATGGGAACAGATGATGAACCGTTGCCTGTTGGTCATACCCAAGGGATTCTAACAGTTATCGGGTACTCCCACGATGTCCGATATCCGTATGTCGCGCAATGTGCATGTGGGAATGTGGTCACGATGAACCGTCTGCAATTAACGCGCAAGCAACACCATTGTGGATGCCTGACCCAAATCATGCGCTCATCCTATCTTATCCGCTTGCGGGTAGAAGCTATGCGTTCATGGTGGCAACAGGTTCCTCTGTGGCTCGATGACCTTGACAAGCTTCGCGAACACGCGAAGAAGTACAAGAAGGCCGTCAAGAGAACAAACAAGTACAACGCCAAACTCTCGCATGTCGAGTACGCGGACGACCCGCTGACGTTTGACAGGGAGGTAGAGACCTCCGGTAGCCCTGACGGGGCAGACGCTTTCCTTTCCCTCATCGCACCGTCGGAGGAATATAGTCAGTTCCTGCGTGGTATTGCCGAGAAGCTGACCAAGGAATATAAACCTTGGCCCGCAATCCCGATGGCGAATACAAGCGCGTATGCCAGTTACAAGAACGAACTGCCCGAATTTGACGCGGCTACCTTCATTAACTTCGTCAACTACCTTGCAGACGCACAAGAGAATGAAACCCTGAAACCCACCACGGAGTATGGCCATAAGTGAGAATGCCGCCGTCTTCCATGAGGTAGCACGGGATAAGGAGGTGTGGGGAAAAGCATGGAGATACCGTGCCTACTACCTTGCGTGGGTGAACGGGAAGTCCGCGAGGCTTGCGCCTACACGTGGCGAGGTCATGCACCCCTACCCCGACCGGGCGAACCCTACACACGTGATGGCTTTTAAGGATGTTGACCCGGTGCATGGAGTGCGTCCTAAATACTTTCGGACAAAGATATTCTCGAATAGTACGGAAACCCCCCTCGTTAGACCCCTCACGCTAACTCCGGGCAGTCCTCGAAAGTACCCCTTCTTCTCCTATCTAATGTATGAGCCTCTCGTCGAATCCCAGCTCTACTTCCGCTGGTATCTCTTCCAGCAGTTGGTAACTGAATGGGCATTCAATATCCTGCCGCCTCAAGCGGACACATCCTTGGGCATACAGGCTGAACGCCGCGCCCTCAAAGCAACCAAAACAAAATAAACGACAATGGCTACAATAGCAATCCCTTGTGAACCTCGCGTCCTTATCAACGGCGCGAACATTGCACAGAACCTCATTGACAGCGTTGCGGCTTCCAGCCGTGGCGACCACGATGTTTGGCTCCTGCTCCCTTACCGGGCCAAGGCCGCCGCTGAACCCATGATTAAAATCTTGAAGAATCAGTTCCGGGACCTTCGCACGATTGAGTTGCTGACCCCTGTCACGGGTAGCTACGCTCTCGTTACTCATCTCTTCGCCCGACTGCAACAGGCTCTGGCTTACGAGAACGCGCCGGACGAACGAGCTATCATTTGGGTTTCCGAACGCGGCAATGAAAAGTTTAAGCCCGGCGCGATTGATACGCTGGATGCAACGTTCTATCGCAAGAAGGCTCCGGTTATTGCGGGTAAATACTTCACCGTTCCCGCTACCGAAGGTTCCTACGAATCTCGCACCGTGGACGGAACCTTCGTCATGTCCAGCCAGCTGGCGAAGCTCTATCCCCAGCGAGTTCCCTACGTCACCATCTCCCAGCATTTCCGTCTCTTCCTTGACAAGGCGCTGACCGAGAAGTGCTTCAACGTGGAGAACTGGGACGACCTCATCACCGTTGGTGAAATCCCCGACGCGGACAACTTTAAGCTTCCCCAAGTTCTTGGCGAAGTCACGGTGACGACCCCTGCCGAGGTATCTATCGCCAGCATCAAAGCGGAATCTATCAATATGATGGGACAGTCCGAGCAAGTAGGTGGAGCAACTAAAGCCCGCGAGGATTTAAGTGAAGCAGAAGACTTGACACCCAGCGCGAAAGTTGTTACACCTGCACCTGTGAAGCCCAAGACCAAGAAAGCCATGAAGGCTGATGCGGTTGAGGGTAAAGACGAAATTGACAAATAGTAGATATGCCGAAACCAGACGCAAATGCTCCCGTAGGTCCGGGGGTTATCGGCGTGGTTGACGAGAACGGAACTCTTCTCAAGCGAAGGGTTCCGACCGCTGACCAAGCCCGCGCCTTGCTCTACTTCTGCCTCACCGCTGACCAGCTATCCATGCAAGCGAGGACAGAGGCACAGGCAGAGCTGGACGGACAACGCCCGTATGACCCAATGGCCCTTTCCGCAGTTGGTCAGAATTATCGAACCAACTACAACTTCCGCACGATGCGGATTGTTCGTGAAAAGGTGGCGGCCAGCCTCCGTGAAGTGTGGGATAACCCCGAACTTGTTTCGGTGCAAACCACCTTCGGAGATAATGCTCGTCGCCCCATTTATTCAGACATCCTTTCCACCGAGGTGACGAAGATGGTCAAGTCCATGCCGGGATTCACTTCCATCATGACAGACCTTCTTCACAACTTCTCCTTCCACGGCTTCGGCCTTGCCTACTTTGAGGACCCTGACACTTGGTACTTCAAGGCGGGTAGTCTGAACGAGTTTGCCTTCGAGCGAAAGGTTAAGCCGGACAGTAGCACCCTTGAGGTTGTGTTTGCTACTCGTACCCTTCGTGCCCATGAACTCTACGATTTCATTCGTGACCCGCAGACCGCAAGGGAAGCTGGCTGGGATGTGGAAGAGGTCATGAAGGTGTTGAAGACCTGTAGTTACAATCAGACAGTACAGCCCCAGCGTATCTCTTGGGAGACCGAGAAGATGCTCAAAAACGGAGACTACACCCTGACCGACGTAATTGGAACCAGTATTCCGATTGCCCACATGTGGGTACGCGAATTCAACGGTACGGTTACTCATTCCATTTTCTTCGTCAACGGAAGCGGCGGCAATGGTCAGGATGTGAAGCGTGACCAGAACCGCGATGTAGATGACACCAAGTTCCTCTACACGAAGGAAGGGGCTTACAACTCTATGGAAGAAGCGTTCATCCTCTTCCCGCTGGGCAGTAGCACCAATGGAGATATTCATGCTCTCCGCGGATATGGGAATGACCTTCTGCCCCACACTCGTGTCATTGACAAGTTGATGAACCAAGCGACGGACGCGGCGTTCCTCGGCATGGCTCTGAACGTCTCTGCCACCAATGAAACCTCCCGTCTCTCCGCAATGGTGAACCCGATGGGGGCCTATACCATTTTGGACCCGTCAACGCAAGTGGTTCCTAATCCCGTACCGAATCTGCAACAAGTTGCTGGAACTCCCCTCGCATTCTTGCAGAACCAAATCCGGGAACGCTTGGGCGAGATTGACGTGAATGCTGATGGAGGCATGGGCCGCACCCAGCTGGAAGCTGAAATCCGTATGGGCAATGCGAGCAAGGTCAGCAATAACATCATGGATATGCTCTTGGAGCACATGACCATCCTTCTCCGTGAAATCGTTCGCCGTATCATCCGCAAGGACTACGATGAAGGGATTGGCGGGTTTAAGGAACGTGAACGCATGCTCCAACGTCTGGACGAAGCAGGTGTGCCAAGGGATGCCTTCTTCGCTATCGACCTTGACAGCGTTACCGCTCTCCCGCCTATCGGTGCGGGCAGTAAGGTTCGCCGTACAATGGCTCTCCGTCAGTGTCTCAACTACATGCAGTTCATGCCACGAGCTGGGCAGGAACGTCTCATCCGCATGGCCATTGCCAATGAAACGAATGGACGCACCGCGCAGTTGTTCATGCCGTTGAAGGATGACCCCAACCCGTCCGAAACCGTGGCCGCCTCTATCGCATCCATCCAGAACAACCAGCTCATGGCAGGTCAGGAAGTTCCGGTTATGCCGAACGAGGACCACAGGACGCACGCGGAAGTGCATGCCAACTTCATCATGTCCATGCTACCGGACGCACAGCTGGAACCCGAAGAGATGGCCCAGCTAGCTCAACCTCTACAGCTTCTGGTCGCCCAGTTGGCAGGACACATGGACTATTTGCAGGCCGCCAAGGAAGTTGTCCCCGAATTTGAACAGTACGAGAAACTGGTCAAGAGGTGCAACGAGGTTATTACCAACGGCATGCGGGCCTTGGAAGCGATGCAACAGAACGAAGAAGCGGCTCCCCAAGAAGGACCTACTCCTGAACAGATGAAAGCCGAAGCCGAAATTGAATTGAAGCGCATGAAGACGGAAGCTGAAATCCAGTTGGCTAAGGAAAAGCAGGATGCCGAGATTACTCGTAACGCCGTAGAAGCCAACGCTAAAGCGGCTCAATCGCTGGGAGGTGCACGATGAAACCAGTGCCCACCTACACTGTCGAAGGGTTCAAAAGCAACAAGGCGGCGACTGGTCGCCTTGCTGAACTCCTGCATGACCCGGTAATGGAAGAAGCTCTCTGCATTGTTCAGTCAAAACTCAATGCGACATTACAGCCCACAATGGAAGCCGCCGCATTAAACGGGGCTTTCGCGGCTGGGGCTAAATCCGTTATCGCCGCTCTCTTCAATCTGGCCGAAGAGAATGAAGAAACCGAATCCCCGGTAACTATGATGAATCATCCCATGACCGAGCGTAACGCTTGGATTAACTCACTTTCACCCAACAGGTAATACATAGATGGACAACGTAAATATTCCCGCAGTAGCGGAGGGCATCATAGATGGTGCTATTCACAACGACATACATAACATTTTCGAACAGACCCTGTTCGCCCCGGATTCCACGGATTCCACTCAACCCTCCAATCCCGCTAACCCCACGGCTCCCATTGAATCCCCGGATGGTACGGTAGTCATGCCAGATGCTGGTCCCCGCATCGCGGATGATGAAGTAGTCAATACCACGGGAACCCCGGTTCCCTCGGATGACACGGAATCCGAGGGAACCGAGGAAGAACAGAACGACGAACAGAACGAAGAGGAAGAAAACGAAGAGGAAGAAAACGAAGAAGGGAAGAAGGAAGAAAAGAAAGATGATGGGCCGAAGGAACAACGGGCCAGCAAGGCGGCGAGCAAGGCATTCGCTGAAATGCGCGTCCAGTTGAGAGGCGCGAAGAAAGAAATCGCGGACTTGAAGGCCAAGCTGGAAGAAGCGGGTAAATCCTCTCCCGACAATGAAGAGCTTGAATCTCTGCGCGAGATTGTACGCGGCTATGCCTTCACCGCAACCGAAGAATACAAGACCAATGTAACTGCCCCGTACAATAAGGCTAACGCCAAACTTGCGGAGATTGCCCGCGCGAGCGGAGCCTCTCTCGACATGGACAAGCTGAATGAAGTTGCCCTTAATCCCGACCTCGACGAGTACGACCGGGAAGAAGCGTATGAGGCCATTGGGAAGGAACTGGGCATTAGCGATTCTGCCATGTTCAAATTTGTCCGCATGGCTAAGGTCCGCGACGCGGCCATTGTCGCCCACGGAAACTATCAGGCCGAAGCCGACAAGTATGTGGAAGAGTTGAAAGCCAGCCGCGGCGGCAAGTCGGAGGCCGGGACCTACACCGTCAACCTCGACAACTATACGTTGGAAGCGATGAAGGAACGCGCCAAGGAACTGGGCATGACCACGGAGATTACCGAAGAGAATGTGAAGCATGCCCGCCATCTTGCTCACAAGATAAATAATGGTTCCTTCATGGACGGCGCACTGGCTGAACTCATGGTTAAGGAACTGGCAGATGCTCGCGCGACAATCGAGGCTCTCAACGTGAAGGTGGCCAAACTCCGCAAGGCCCGCCCCTCCGCTAACAGTGGTAGCTCCAAAGCCCCAGAGACCCAGCCACCCGCCGGGCCGACCACAGTCGGGGACATTATTGGTAGTGCCTTCGGATTATAATAAATTTTCCTTGACATACTGGTAATTTTATGACAAGAATGGGGCATCAAATGCGGTGTCCCATTCTTGCTTTCCCGCGAGCAAACCAAAACAAACCTTTATGCAGGTGTGAAAATTCTTGGTCCTGACCCTGCCATGACCGCGTAAGACCCCAAAACAAAATCTTCCAAAGAGAACTAGGCGTTGCAAATTAAACCAAATTTAATTTACAAATGGCTACTTCTCCTAACGATATTCAGGCCCAAGAATTGAAGCTGGTCACGATGACCAACCTTCTTAACGCCAACATGTTCAGCACCTTTGCTCGTACTTCTCCGTGGAACTCCCAGATGATTATGACGGGAGAATGGACTGACGGTGTTGGTGATTCCGGGCGCATCGCAACCTTCGGTGCTACGGACCCCCGTGCCGAATGGATGAACATTAACCTCGCTTCCACCTCCAACCAGATTCCGATTACGGTAAATGATACTGGGGCTACGGAATACTCCTACAGCCGCTTCATCACGAGGCTTTCCTCCCAGAAACTGGACGTACTCCGTATGCGTCAGTCTTGGCAGGCTAAGCAACAGGCCGAGAATGCGGTGAAGCAGTTGGTCCGTGCCGTCGGTAATACTTGGTCTCGCTTCTATCGTCAGAGCTACATCAACATCGCCAGCTACAAACTCATCCCCACGAAGGCGGGTGTTGTTGGTCTCGATGTCGTGAGCAACGATATTAACTCCATGCCGGAAGTTAAGCCCGAAGCCGCTCTGAACGACGACCTGATGAACCAAGCTTGGCAGTTGCTCATCAATGAAGGTGCTGGCGAATCTGCCGCTCTGATGGACCAAGGTTCCCCTGTCTTCTTGGCTTACACGTCTAAGGACACCGTGGACTTCATCCTGCGTCACAACGAAGTTATCCGCAAGGATTGGAACTTCGCAGAGGCCGCGGAAGGCAAGGATGCTACCCTCCTGCGTCAGCTGGGCGTGAAGTGGACGTACAAGGGCTTTACCTACATCGTGGACAACATGAACCCCCGCTACACCTTCGACGACACCAAGCCGACTGGTCAGAAGTGGGTGGAAGTTCCCCAGTATATCAAGGTGGAAACGACTGTTGGTAATCGCTACGTGCCGAACCCCGCGTACATGAACGCCCCCTACGAAGATACGATTATCTTTGTGAAGGACGTGTACAAGTCCCTCGTTCCTCGTCCGGTGTCTGCCTACGGTCAGGCCAAGTGGGACCCCGTGACTTACGCTGGTGAGCTGGTTTGGGTGAACAACAAGGACAACGGTGATAACTACATGGGTACGCAGGGCATGTTCATCGCGACGCTTTCTGCCGCTCCGATGCCTGTCTTCCCGCGTCACGGTGTAGTCATCCGACACATTCGCACGACCGCTGGTCGCGAACTCGTTGGTGCTGACGGCAAGCCCGTTGGCTCTCTGGTAAGTACCCCCGCGGCAGTGCCGGGCCTCTAAGCCTAAACCTATAACTCTTAAACCGAGGCGGGCGGGATGAACCCGCTCGCCTCAATTTTTTATCTGCATGAAGATTACGTATGACCCTGAAAAATTTGGAGACCTTAAACCGGGGGATGATGTTCAGCTCATGGGAGTTGGCGTTGTTTCAGATGATGGCAAATCTATTGAGATTGTTTCTATCGAGGACCAAGAAATAGGTGACGATGATAGCGACGACGATAACTCCGAAGAAGAAGAAACCGAATCTCCCAAACAGGAAACCGAAACCGAAGAAGCCGAAGAACTGGCAGAAGGAGCCGACATTGGTTCTATTATCGCCTCTGGCTTTGGAGCATAACCTTTTAACTAAAACTCTTAACGAAGAATTATGGCAATAGAAAATCTTCCCATCCCCGCAGAGAATGCAACTATCGCTCGCGGGCAAATCTATCAGCTTACCGGACTGACCGAGGCTACTCGGTATAAGTTTATTGTCACGTCTACCAAGTGCCCGCATGTGGTCATCGCGAAAGATGAAGTGTTGGAGCAGGTGGAAGCCGAAGGGTATCTTTCTGGTCGTGCTTTCTACTTCGCGACGGAAGATGGTCAGACTAACGCTTACCTCCGCATCGATGCCCTTGAGGGCGCGGAGATTACCTTGACTATGAAGGCTGACCAAATTCCGGCTCCTGAAGAAGCAACTCTTCCCGCAGACTTATCACCTGACAAGTGGTATAGTATCGGTGATTTAGTCGCAGATACGGGGTATGAATTGAAAGTAAGTGCGGAAGTCCCTGTAACCGTATTTGTCAAGACGGGAGATACCATTGCAGACGCAATAGAAGAACCTCCGTTTGTAACTGCCGCAGGGACCACTCGTTTCACTTCCACTGGCACGAAAGCGTGGGTGTACGTAGATGGAGCAGTAAAGGCTAACGTTGACATCGTAGCCGCGCAGGGGATTGAGGGTCTTACCGCTCCCCAGCTTACGACCCTTTCGGACACCGTTTCCGACGTAGCTCTTGTAGGTCCTACCCCTGCCGGATATTACCGCGTGGACTTCGTGACCGAAGCCGCCGCACCTGAATTCCAATACGATGGCAACATCACTATCCAGAACCAGAACGTAGTCCTTACCAACGTAGTTGGGGAAGCAGGGGCGCAAGGTCTTCTTCCTCTCGAGGCCGCGCAGGGTATTGTGACTGGTAAGAACCTTCGAGGAACTCTTATCTTTTCACAGGGGACTGCTCTTGGTGCGGGACAGCGAGCCGCCGTTGCCTCGTTCCAGATTCCTACGGGCGGTGATGCCGGGACCTTTAAAGGAACTGCGGTGATTACCTTCGTTGGAAATATCGCATAACCAACAATTAAACCTTGACGGGGCTGAACTCATGAGCTAAACTTTTATGGGTTCAGCCCCAAATTTTTACTATCATGGCACGTAAACGTTCTTCTAAAATCAATATTGAAAACTACGTCAGCGGTTCTCCTATTACGCCGGGCGTAACCTATAAGCTGGGCGATGCCGACACGCACACCGCGTGGCTTCTTGCTTCCAGTTCTCCCTGTCTCTTCAAGCTTTCCGCTACCGCTCCTACTGACGAACTGTGGTCCAACATTACGCCGGAACAGTTCATCATCAATGGTTCGGTCGCGGGACAGGTGATTGAGATTGCATCTCCCAACGGTAAGTACTTCGTCGTCCCCACTAACGCACAGGATAAGAATGCCTCCGTCGAAAGCGCACACGCGACGATTGCACTTCACCAGCTGGGGTTCGACTACGACCAAGAGTATCAGGCCCTCCCGCTGGACGGTGATGGTCCTGTCTCCGAAGGTTTCTACAAAATCTCCAACCTCGAAAGTGGTAAGCTCTATTCTATCAATGTGCATCCTGACTTGGGCGGCTTGATGGAAACGAAGCCTAATCCGGAATTCAGCTATGCGCTCTTTAGCGTAGGAGCCGACAACAATCCTAAGGCATTCCTCGCTGGTGGTAAGACTACTGACCAGCTGGTCTTTGTGGCAACTGAAACTTCTGCAATTCTTTCTCTCGGCAGTACGATTGAAGAAGCGGGCTACTTTGTCTCCATCAGAAATTTTAGTTTAGGCTCCGGTGAGGGTGGCGGTTCTGGCACTGGCTTTGACCCAGCTAGTGACCAGACAATCTCCGGGGCATGGAGTTTCACCAACACGGCGGGATTAGTTCTCGGAAACGAAGTTCCTTTAGTTCTCGGACAAGGGGATGACGCGGTGAAAATCCACGGCGATGGTAGCGGAGCCGCAGTCATTGAGGGGACGAACGCTTCCCACATGGACGTTGCGATTCCTGTCAAGTTCCAAAACCCCACCACTTTCGATGACGGCATTAGCTTCGTCGCCGCTACTGGCGAGAAGATGAAGTGCATCCTCTTCGGCAAGGAGAGCGGTCCTACGCGAGCCATACTTTACGAAGAATCCAACGGTTTCCTCTCCATAACTGACCCCAATAACATTAACCAGAAGTCAATGACCTTCGATACGTCTGGGGACATGTGGTTCTACAAAAGTGAAAACCATAACGGCGTAGTTTCGTTCAATAGCGAACTCCGAATAAATGGCTCCACTTCCGTAGCCGGGGTTATGACGTTCCGCAAAACCCCCAATGCCAACAGCGGCATCAACATTCCGCTTGCCGTGGGGGCGGCAACGGATACGACGGCAGTTAATCGCATGTATGCCGCGGGCATGGCCGGTGTGACGGGCATCCTGACCTCTAATGCTTTCCTCAATACGGATGCCATTACCGCGTCAGGATCTTCGACAGTCACCAAAACAGTTCCCTACCATTTGGCTGGTATTAAGGTTCCCAAGGGTACTCATTCGACCATTCAGGCGAGATTTGAGGTGAGCAATCCTCAATGGAATTATTCCAGTTTCGCCGGGTTCTCTTTCCTTTGGCGCGCTACCAATGCCGCAAAGTTGTCCTTTGGTATCGGCCGCGGCGGGAAGACGATTCGTCCCGACCTTTCCATAGATTCTTACAGTATTATCCCGGCAAACGGTTTGGCTTACAATCACGGCGAAATTCTGGATATTACTTTTGACAATGTCAGGGACACACAGCGCAACGGTTATACGGTGCGGGTGCGTGAGATTTACGCGCTGACAGCCGCGGCTGGCTGGCAGGTGAAAACCACCACCAGCTTCATCCCAGCCAGTCAGAATGAGCTTGTTCCGTGGACGATTGCCAAGGTTATTTACCAGCAGAAATCGGTAGCTAATATTGCCAAGTATGAGAATACGGGCGCGCTCTGGCTCATGCTCACGGGGGGACAGGGGAATAATCTGTATCAAATTGCAACGTGCCGGGGGGTCAGCAATTTTGAAACCGGTGTTGGTGTCACCCAATGGGTGGCTGATGTGGTGAATAATACGGCTGACTATGTTTCCGTTTATGCGGGAACCGGAGAGTACACCTATTACCAGCCCGGAGGCATGAATCCGGTTTTCTACGGTCTGGAAGCTGTGGGGATTAATGCCATTGAATCCGAAGAAACCGAGGCTTTCGAAGATATTAACGTGCCTTTAGAATCATGAACAATTCAGAAATACAGATACATTTTCCCCGGCCCGGCGACTGGACCAAGCTCATTATGAGTGTAATCTACGCGGACGCACTGGGCTTTACGCACCTTGACCAGTACAGTGAGACCACGTTGCCGAAGGAGCAGATACCCGCCCTCGCGGGGGCTATCGAGGCCATTGCCGCTCTTGACGAACAGTGGCAAGCGTGCCAAGTTTGGGCACGATTGGGAGATATTCCATCCCCATCCAGCCCGACGGACAAAGTGCCCGCAGTCCTTCTGACTGTCGAGGCTACCGGGGATTCCGGGGGTACGAAAATATTTACCCCTGACCAATATCCCCAGTTCGTACTCACCGATAGCGGTACACTATCCTTCTTTAACTTCTTCACAAAAGGATGATAATCATGAGCTTACTCGAACTTCTTGACTTACTTGGCTGGAAGCGCAAGTAGCACATCGCCCCGGAGGCTAACCCCTCCGGGGATTTTTATTAAAATAATTTCTTGACAAATAATAAAATTATTATATGGTGGTGCCATGTCCAAGACATCAAACACCAAACAGAAGGACGACCATAATGTTATCATGGTCGATAAGCAGAATGGATTAACCCACGTTCTGGCCAGCCATAGGGTTCGCATTCCCAACGAGGAAATTAAAGGAAAGGTTGAAGACCTTGCGGTTATTGAAAACCCGTGCACCGTTACGACGAACCTTCCAGCTAAGAACGAATTCAGTTTTCGGGACGAATCAATAGAAACCTCGGAAGTAGTTGAGAAGGCATTCGACGACATATGCCCAGAGGAAAACCAACTGTTCTGCCCTATCTGCGGCGGCCTATTGAGAGAAGCACATCGCGGCAACTACGTGTTCGTAGAGTGCATGAGTTGCTCGCTGGCCGTGCAGGGGAGTGATGACGAGGACCCGGAGACCGCCTGTGAAGAGGCATGGAGAGAGGCTCGATTCTTCCTCGACAGTTGTCCCCCGGTTCTGCGTCTTCAACCCGGTGCTGAAATCCAGTACTTCGATGGCATGTTCCATCGGCATACTGGAATCGTTGCAGGAAGAACCCGTGTCTCCATGCGCATCGTGTTGGAAGATGGGCGAAGCATTGAACCAAAAATGGTCGTTGAATGGCCGTGGGGAATGGAAATCGCAGACTAACCATGAATGCGCCTAGATGCCCCCTATGTGGGGAAATGCCGGAATATGTAATGTTCCTAGTAGGTGAAGAAGTGTGTGACCATATTTGTTGCAAGTGCGGACTATGCACCTCTCCTATATCAAGTCTATTAGGAGAAACCCAGTGTTGGAAGGATTGGTCTGAACTGGTAGCCAAGTTCCCTCCTATCATGAGGGTCTGGCCCGAAGATACGGTAGTATGGAAAAATAAACCTGTCGTGGTTCTTGATAAGGACGTTCAGGAGGGGGAGCTGGTGGTGATAAACTGGCAAGGTCGCAAATTCCTCCTACCCCATCATGCCATTGAGAAATGGCCATGGGGAATGGAGAAGGCAGAATAACCAATAAACTAATTATATAAACCCGTGAATACGTTGCATCTATCTATCACGCAATACTTCGCGCTTGCGGCTCTTTTCGTGCTTGCGGGCGTAGCTTTCCGCGCCTTGGGAGGCAGTGCCTCCACCGCGATGGCTAACAGGCTGAAAGCTCACTGGAAGCTCATTGGCATTGAGACCAATAGCTACCGGACAAGAGGAAGCGAGTACACTCTATATGAGCGCAATGAAATGAATGATATGTACAACCGCCTCTTTGATGCCGCTACCCTGTGGATTATTGTTGGACTAGTCGGACTGACGGTAAGTATTATTGTCGAGTGCCTCTTCACGCTTCCCGCGCCTCCGCTCTATGTCCTCTCCCTCATTACTGCATGGATTGCCGCATGGTATCTCTTTGTGGTCATAGCTTACTACATAAGCATGGCGGTGATTATGCAGATGACCCAATATAACCTCTATCGTCAATACCCAAAAATTAAATTCTAACCATGAAGCACAAAGCAAAACTCGGAATGATTGTCCGCGTCGACGGTGGCCCTTGCGGCCGCGTCGTGGAAATCGACAACGAACGTTCTTCCTACCCGTACAAGGTACGCTATTCGGGAGGATTAGCGGAGTGGGCCTCTGCTAACCAGATGGAAGAAATTCTAGATGCGCCAGAAGAATCTGTCCGCGCTGGTTGCACTAACGCCATCAAACCCCGGCGACCGTTCAAGAGAGGGGATAGGGTACAATTCGTTCCTCGTGGCTGGGTAAGCTACGATGAAGAGCCTAGGCCCCATCAGGAGTACGCGGTTTACGATGATGAAGACAGCGACGGCTGGGTAGCTATCGATGGAGTGACCACTAACTACTTCAACACCGTTATGTTCTTTGACCTCAAACTAATTGACTGACCATGACCATATTTGTTGGTATTACTGACATCCTCGCATGGGGTGCTATTGCTCTGTGCGCCCTCGCCCTATTCACCCTGTGGGTAATCGAAACCATTAAGAAACACATCAAGAGAAAATGAACGACGAACCAAATTGTTGGACCTGCGCATACCGTGACCTCCCCGAAACCGCGGAACCCTGTGCATCCTGTGACATGTACTTTAGCCACTTTGAATCCACGGAAACCACGGAATCCACGGACACCGCGGCAAGCGAGGATGCACGGAGGTGCTCCCTCTGCAAATTTCGTGATACCTTGCTGGTGCAATCCCCCTGCCAGAAGTGTGCTCTCACTCCCGGACTTCCCTGCTACACCGTCGACACCAACAAATTGGTAGAGATGGAGAAGTTGAAGCGGGAAGAAGCAAAGCAGAAGGAAGCCGAGATGGCTGGTCCTACCTGTCTGACATGTAAACATAAGGGGGTATCTATCCTAGAGGAACCCTGCATCTCCTGCAACGGCTATCAGAATTATACCCCAGATGAATCTGCGCCATGTGCCGAAGGTACGGACGAGAACGATGATGTCATCGAACCGTGCAATACTTGCACTCACCGGGATAACCTCCGTTGCAATCCTCCATGCTCTCATTGCCGACAGGAGCGGGGAATTGAGTACCCGGAATATGAAGAAGCGGAAGAGGATGAAGAGGATGTCCCCTCCCCCTGCTCCACATGTAAGTATGGGGACTTGCCCGGAACCGTGGGACCCTGTGCTTCCTGTTTCGACGAGGGGCTGGACCATCCCCTGAACTACGAGGAAGCCACGGAATCCGGGGACGAAGGTTCCACGGATTCCGGGGTCAAAGGAATCGTGCCGAAGCATATTGTTGATATGTTTACCGAAAGAGTGGGGCAAGAGGTGCGACGGCATTTTGAAGCCCACAATGCTCGTCCACGTCCTTGCCCCTACTGCGGAGAAATCCCGGAGGTCGTGGGGGAAACCATCTATCCCGGAGAGGAACATTGCTATGTCGTCTGCAACGGGGCCAAGCTTCTTCCTCATAGCATTTCCATTCATGGCCTCACTCGCGAAGAAGCGGTAGCCCGCTGGAATAGCTTCGTATTAACTATGAAGTCCCAAGAAAAATGAACGCTCACTGGACAACCATTAGCGGGGGAGGATTCGTCCTCCCCATTAACTCCATACTAATCGCGGAGGGAGACCTCGCCGCATAACATTTCATCTCATGAACCTTCCATACATTGGACAAATCAAAGGGCTTCGCCAATATCTTATTGACGAGCGCATTCTCTCTCCTATCGAAGTTGGTCTAGCCTCCGACACAGAGCTACTCGACACAATCATTAAACGAGGATATTCCTTCGTCGTACCCTACAATGGTAGCTATACGACTGGGGATGAAATCCTTCTAATCCCTAATGACGCATTGAACCATGCAGTCAAATTCTCACGCTAAACGTATGTACACACTAATCGGATTCCTTCTCGGTATTCTCTTCTACTACATCATCGAGAACAATAACGACAACGACTTTACCCCTGCATGAAGAAGAACAGTAGAGGACTAATCGTCCATCCCGGATTGAAACATCCACGGAGGCCACGGCATAGTACTCCCCCGGTAAAGAATATACCGAAGGGCTACATTGCCACTGGGGAGATTGCCGATAAAATCGGGAGAAGCTCCGTATGGGTAATTCACGCCTTGAACCGATTGAAGGTCAAACACGTTCGTTGTGGGCATACCATGTACTGGGAAGGGGAAGGAGCCAATGAATATATTCAGATGCAGGTCAAAGGTCTATATGACAGCATCCCGGAAGGGTACGTTGATGTAGCTACCGCATTGGAATCTACGGGCTTGAAGTCTCCGGCGTATCTGACCACCCTATTCAAGCGGGGCAAGGTTCAACGTGTACGGTATCGTGATGATAGCGACCCTCGCGGTCGTAGGACACGGTTTGCGTACAATTTGCTTGACCTCCTTTCTCATTTGGGTTTAGATAGCTCTGGCGTATGAGAACGACCTACTCCACAACCAGAACCATACAGAAGGGCCAGAGCAATCAACAAACCTTGCTCGGCCTCCTTCTGAATATTGACCTCCTTGACTTCTCCCTCACCGTTGATAACATACGTGTCCTTCTGTACATGCACGCCAATGGATTTGAGAGTGAGCATAGTAACCCGGAAATTAGCAGGGGTACTCGCATCCAGATATCATCTCTCTACTATGTCCTGCGCAAGCTGGAAGAAAAAGGGTATATTGAATACGAGGGAGTGAGGGGGTCGAGGAAACAAACTAAAAGTAAACTAACTCCGAAAGGTATCACTTTCTGTCGTGACATCTTCCGGCCACAAACAATCTAATCAACAACATGGAAAGAAACAATCTCGATGAACAAGAAGAAGTCGCGGCCAAGCTCTATAGCATGGCTGAACTTCCCACCCCGTGGGACCAGCTCACGTCAGTTAAGAAGATGCCCTTCATGCTTATGGCGGGCAAACTAATCAAGGGAGAGGCTGACATCTTCGCCCAGCTGACCGCGAAGTACTGCGTCCAGCTTGGTGTACCCGGCAAGTACAAGACCATCATCTCCGGGATTATTAGTGCCGCCCTTGGAGCTTTAGCTATGTTTGGAGCGTTGGGGCAGAGTAGTTGCACCTACGCGGATGTGAGTAAGGACCGCGCAGTTATCTGCAATGGAGAATCCTGTGTAATCGTTAGCCCCGGAAGGTTGACCTTTACGCAGGAACAGCCCAAGACGGATGCAGGTCCGGTAGTAATTCCCTCCAAAGAATACTGCAAATAATATGGCAGAAGAGTACAGCGAGATTCCACAAGCTCCTGACCTCTTTAATCATCCCGTACCCTCGGTTCCCGTGGGTACGGAGATGTTTAATGAGGCCCCGCCATTTGATTCAATGCCGGACCCGATTGCCCCTGTCTATGGGGATAGTGATGTAGGGACGTTCCATACCCCGGTATATAATGATGACCCCCTCATGCGCAACCGGGAAGAGAGCATGTTCGCCATTGTGTATGACCCAAAGGATTCCGGGCCTAACGCAAAGGTCATGTACACCTGCGGTGTTGTCATTGATGATAATAAGGTGCATGAAATTGGTGGTGCGCCGGGGACGTTGAAGGCAGTGGATAGTAAAGAGAAGGCCCCATTAGATGATGACATCATCTGGTATGTCAATGTTAAATCCGACCGCAAGTCCTCCACCGTGTCTAGTAAGAAAGACACCAGCGCGGACTTCTCCGTCCCCATTGCGAGGACGAGCAAGGGCAGGAACGGATATATCCAGCAACTTCACCGTGGTGCTATCTTCATTGGAGGTGGCGGTGGTGGCGGCAAGTTCCCATACAAGGTCACGACGACTAAGAAGCAGGATGCAAACAAGAACTGGCATACCTACGCAGTTATCGAGCCGGGCGGTTTCCGTGATACCGAACGGAAGAAGGTGGAGATTGACGGGTTCAAGGACGGCGCGGCTAAGAAGGAAATCGTAACCGACGGTGAACTTCCCGTACTCCTTGAATGGGAATACACTTGGCCCGCCAATACCGTGACGAACGCCAAGCTGGTTGTTGATGATAAGCCGTGGGATGGTAAGGAGGTAATCACTCCGATTGAGAGTGCCGAGGGAACGGGTAAGAGCAAATGCGCGATTGCCATCCTGACGGTACAGCGAAACCCACAGGACAATAGTCTTGACGCAACCGTGAAATCCCAGCTGGTCAATACTGGACTGGCCGCCGTTTGGTACAGCGGATATGTTGATGGCGTTAGCGGACGCGTTGGGCAATATGCAGAAGTTTCTACCGTAGCACCATGAAGTCTCACCTCTTACTCCCCACGAACTCGTCGAAGGATATTTCGGTTTTAATGAGGAAGAATAATCCTGACTACACTGAACAATATAAAAGTAGTTTGTGGTATGGAACCCAAGGACCCACGGTTTCCGGGCTTCCTGTACCTCTAGGTCGAGCCGTAGCTATTTCACCAAACGCAACGCATAAACCGGGGATTAAGTGCAAGAACCTTGTGGACGCGTGGAAAGTCTTCAACACATTGAAAGGATTTAATTCCATCGCGCTTCCGGCGAAGTTGCCTAGTCAGAATGGCATTCCCGGAGGCGTCGATGCTCGTATTCAATATCGAGTATACGAGCCAGCACTTTGGTTCGCATGGCAGGGAGTGCCGGAAGGAACTGAAATTACTCCACATGAAGTCACATTGCAGGAAGCCCGCGATTGGCCCTACTATGACGACGGCTGGCTATACCAAAACAGTACATACGGACCACATTATGGAAGCGGATTTATGGATAATATGTGGTATATTGAATCAGAAAGTGGAGCAGTTTATCTGGATGTAAGTATCGATTTAAGCTTCAAGTATGAGAGAAAAACATCCTCTGGTGTATGGCAGACCTTTTCGATACTTGCCTATGTAGGCTACCCCATTAAATATTGGGCGAATGGGAATAAGGCTTCCATGCGAACAGTCACATGGAACACCACGATAGGTGGAGTAGAAGTTGACTGCCTTGGAAGTTATTACTGTTGGACCCCCTACGTTGCCGCTCCCGAAATCTCCCAAATGAATCAATGGTTTAAGGGATTACAGTTCACGACACTTTGATATAGCAGTACAACTGGCTTATCGATTTCGTACATCGAAATGTCAGGACGTTAAACTCCCACGGAACCCACGGAACCCACGGCCAAATGGTCACAATGGGTTCCGTGGGTTCCTTCGTTGTGTCATACCAATTAAAAATTTCTTGACCAGAATCTTCTTCTGTGTATGATGGCGGGCATGGACAACAACATCCATTACATCATTAGCGCGTATAACCCCTCCCTTCATTGGCCGGAGAGGGAATCAAACCTAATCCATTACACGGTCAATTATCTTAAATCCCTGCACATCCCCGGCGAGCGCATTACCGTCATGTCCGAGGACCTTGGCGTTCTTTCATGGGCCAAAGCGGAAGAGCTGAACGTTGCCCGCGTCCCTGACGCACCCGATGAAGCCATCCTCTCCATCGCCGCAGAGCATGCGGGAATGGACATCATGGTGCTCGATACTCAATGCCCGGTGCGCGAAGCGGACCTTCTCGACGTCATGGCTAGCCAGATAGCTACCGAGAAGGATGTCATCTTCATCTCCGCATACATGGGAATGAAGCGGACGAACATCGAAGACTACCCTGCATGGACCAGCATAGTTGATGGTAGTGTGTGGGGGTTCCGGCACGATAGCGACCTGAAAGCCATTAAGAAAATGAGAAGTATCTATTATGTCTATCATGACGCGTTCGCCGGACACTTCGGAGTGAGCCTCGACTACCAATACGACAAGGAGGTTCTCGACATCGCCGTGAAACGTGGCTGGGAAAAGAGCGCAAGCACCGCTCCATGCTCTGCGGATTATCCGCGCCGCGTGCAGATTATGGTTGACAAACCCAAACAGAATATCTAATCTTCATTCACATCATGAACACGAACCAATTATATTTTGACGGAAGCCTCGGACAGTTCATTCGCAAGGCGAACTATGAACTGGTAAGCGTAAATCCCACGTTGGAAGTTCAGCATGGAATATCCTCCCTCATCTTCACTCTTGGTGCAGGATTTAAGGGAGACCTCCGGTTTAATTTCTCCCATGCCTCTGCTCTTCTTGTCAACGTCTCCCCGTCAAGCCCCTTTGCATGGAAGATTCAGTTAGCCCCGCTCAACGCCGGAGCCTTGCCTGTATGGAAGACAGTCGCGTCTGGCATGACGTCCTCGGTGAAACCCGGAGGCACTACTGACACCATTATCCTTCCGACCGATATATTTGAATTAGACCCTGCCGAATATCCTGTCGGGACCTACTGGATGACTGTTGAGTTCTCCAATACGGTTGACTGGTCCCGCACCTTCCCCTTCACTCTTCAAATTATTTAACCATGCAACTTGATTTATCCCACATCCTGCAACTCTACCCCGTCCTGAAGGTCCTCCATTACCAGACAAGTAGTGGATTCCATCATGAACGATACGATGATGCGGTAGAAGAATTGGGCGGCATTGCCGACAGTTTCATTGAAACCTATCTCGGACTACATGGCCGCGACTGGATGGTAAAGCCCATGTCGTTGCGCCCCGTGTTGCCTGATACTTCTACTAATTGCATTCTCCTGTACAGAAATGTCATCCTACATGACATCGTTCCCTACCTCTACACCGTTGCCGGGAATGAACCCGCGCTAAGGAAACTGGCAGAGGACTTCGAGCAGAGTGCCCAAAAGATTTACGGACTACTGAACAATTACGTCTAATAGAACCCATGCCTACAACAACTCGCGTCCGAGAATTTTTCCTCTGCTCCGACGGCCCGGAGAGCAACCCCGAAGTAATAGCCACGGTACTTCCACGGCTTGACGGGGTTTGCTCCCGCGCCCGGTCCTTGACATGGGGCGTTATTGCCTATTCCCTCTCTCACTTCAACCTGCCCTTCGGTGTTGCCTTGGAGAACATGAGGAACGGTTATTGTGCCCGCGTCGTAGGAACGCCCACTGGGGAGGAAACCGAGGATGGAAATGCCGACGTTACCCCTTGGTTCATTCTGCAATCCTTTAAGACCGAGAGCGACGAATGGGACTACCGTTTCATGGCGTTGGAACCAATAGAGGCAGGAGCCGCCATTGATATGAAGAGGGATTATCTCCTGCCCGACGGGTGGTATAAAGTCGGAGAAGAGGTAACTCTTCGCAACGATTTCATCGCCTCCTTCTGTTGGGAGATTGCCATTCCCGGCGACACCTTAAAAATAGAAACCGCAAACGCATAGACAAATGGAAAAGACAACAATTATTGACTACCCCGAAATGGGGATTATTCAGGTAAAGTATAGAAGAGCAACTCTGGTGGAAGTCTTCTATTGTGATGACAATGGAGACGAGGATAAAGTCCAATATCTTACCCGAGATAGCGCATTGGAAATAGCCCGTGGCTTTGTTCGTAACCTTTTTGGCTATAACGCAGTCCCAACTACGGATGGCATTAGCCTATTTCCTAAACACACTCCAATCCAAGAATCATGACCAACGAGATTAGTATTGTAGATAATAAGAGAGTAGGAATCCTCAAGGTGAAATATGAGGGAGATACCTTTGCCATCTTTAACTATTGTCGGGAGGGAGACGAGAAGGAACAGTGTTATCCCACGCGCGAAAGGGCTATAGAAATGGCGAAGATGGTTGCTCGCCATCTCATCCACGCGAATCCCGTTATGACAGAAAGGGGCATTGACCTTTACCCGACAGACTGTACAATCCAAGACGAATAAATCATGAATGACAAAGTAGCTATTTTAGAAGACAAAGGATTTGGATTCTTCCGAGTAACTCACTGTGGAAGTGTCATTGCAGATTTTCTTTACTGCACTGGCTCTGGTGAACAAGGATATATGACACGAGATTCCGCAAAGAAACTGGCAACGAAGATTGCCCGCTACATCGTTAGCAGAGGGACAGTTTGTACCATCGAGGGAGTATCACTTAATCAAATCATTTTCAACATCAATGAATAACGATTCAGATACCCGTGTTTATGACCTCCCTACTAGCGGAATGTTCCGCGTCAGGCACAGAGGAAGTTGCGTCGCCGTTTTCAACTATTGCGTGGCAGATGAAAGCGGCTTCTTCACCAAGAAGCAAGCTAAGAAACTAGCCATCAAGCTCGCCCGCAAAATTGAGAAGAGCACGGTCATAGAAACAAAGATGGGAATCAAACTTAAAAGAAACAACACCGATGACTGACACTCTAAATATTACCACCGTAGATGACCCCATTGCCGGATTTTTCCGGGTCATGCTTGAAAACTGTTGCGTTGCCGCCTTTTACTATTGCACGGAAGGCGAGGAAGGACATTTCACCAAGAAGCAAGCCAAGAAGCTGACCGAGAAGCTAGTCCGCAAAATTGAAAATAGTACGACCATCAAAACCAAAAAAGGATTCAAACTACTTAAACCGAAAGGGAACGACAATGACCAACGATAAGTATCTGCTGGAAACCTTCTTAATGGAATACCCGCGAGCAGGAATCATTGCGGTGATTCATCGAAACTACCGTATTGCCATGTTCCCCTATCACAGGAGCGAGGATGAGAAGGGACTTCCGACAAGGGACTGCGCCCTCAAAATGGCAATCGAACTTCGTGACAAGATTAAGAAATGCACGACGGAAGAATCCGACACGGGGATTACCTTCGTCGAAAAGGAACAACCAATCTTCAATGACTAACCACAAACGCAAATTCAAAAAGGGAGACCTTGTTCGGTTCATCAACACAGGAAGGCATCCAGAAATATGTGAGAGTTTAGCGGAGGGTTCCCTAGTATACGTCCAAGAAGAGGAAGATATGGACCGTCGCATCCTTGTCAAGACCGGGGATGGGACACATAAGCGGTTCCCCTTCTATGAGTTTGAGCTAGTGGAAGAGACCAAACATGAAGTCTTCGTCCGATACACACGGGACGAGGCTATCATCCTCTTCAACTATCAGCCCGTTCTCCGCATACCTACCAAGTACCAGCTGGGCGACCAAGAGGTCGATATGTGCTGGGAAGTAGAGGGCTGGGCCAAGTGTATTGTTGAAGACCTCAACGAGCATGTCATATTACCGGATATAAACAAAACCAAAAACGAAAATGAAAGTAGAACCCGGAAAAGTTAAGACCAGATTTAAGTGCGGCGACGTTGTTCTTCGGATAGATACGGGGAGATGTGGCATGTGTGGGGATAGCATCCCAACAGGGTCTATCCTTCGGGTAGTGTCCGACGAGGATGTTGCTGGTGTCGTTCGTGTCCAATATCCCCAAGCGGATGATGAAGACGAAGAGATACAGGATGTTATGTGGTACGAAATCGACCACTTACCCGCGAAAGCCAAGGTAGAAGAATTCTCGGATGCCGTGAGGGTGTCCATGAATGGGGACGCTATTGCCACCATTCTCACGGACATTGCCACCCCATTGGGCACTCTTCATTTCGAAAGCTGGGCCAGAGAAATTGCCCAGTCGATGGCGAACATTATTAACCTTCAAATCTCATTGGGGAAGCTAACCTCGGATGGAATCAAAGTAGAAAAAACTAATGACAAGGAAAGATAAGATAAAGGAAATACAGAAGTGGGCGGGAACTACGCCCGATGGCATCCTTGGTGATAAGACCATTGATGCTATATGGAAGAAGATACAACCCACGGTTTCCGTGGAACCCGATGAACAACCCAACGATTCCCCGGAATCCGCGGGTCCCGTGAAACCTCCGGCCGAGCTTATCCGCAAGGGCATGGCTAAGAAGATTCTCAACATGGAGGATTACAAGATTACCGGGCCGGAATCTCTGCGCGTAACTCGCCTCCCCTCTGGCGACGGCGGCGGCACGTGGGAGATTGCCGGTATCTGTGATGGGATTGAACCCAAGGAATTCAATCTAATCAAATCCATGTTGGACCGGGGCGATAGAGAAGCGGCATGGGATGAATGCCTCCGCTATGTTCTCGCTAATACGGAACCACTGGTTGCCAAGGGAGTTGCAGGATGCTACGCCATTGAGTTCATGCTTCGCGACATGACCTTCAACATGGGTGTGGCGGGAACGACTAAGGTCGTCCAGCGCATGCTCGACATTGGTATTGACGGCAAGTGGGGGAAAAATACCCAAGCCAAATGGACACATGCCATTCAATCATGGGATGAAATGGTAGTCCTCGATTTGCTGGACCGTGCTTGTCGTGCCCGCTATCATTCCATTGTAAGGGCCAATCCGGTGAAGGAAAAGTTCCTTACGGGCTGGATGAACCGATGCGATGCACGACATGCTTACGCCCTAACTCTGTTGTCAAGGAAATAAGTGGGGAATTTCTTGACCCGTTAAACCCCAAATGATAACATGGCGGCAAGGTAATTCCTTGCCGCCGTGTTTAAATTCGTCGCACAGCTTAACACCATTGACGGCAACGTGTGGACTTTGCTTCTCACTCGTATCGTCGATGAAATGTCTCCCGCATATCTCGTATTTGTGGGAGTTATTTACGTGGCAGTAAAGCTGGCATATAAGTACCTCTCAAAAAAGATAGAGTTTAGTCTTGACAAGGAGAAGTCCTTTCTCATATTATTGCAAGAAGCTCTAAGAGTTATATCCGAGTTGGATGATTCTCTAGACCAATTACATGGAAAAATAGACAATCTACGAAGCGACCATGAAGAGATAATCGACCGCGCCTTCTGCGCTATCTCGCAACAAGACACCCCCTCCGACAGAAATGAAACTATTCAATCTGTTCCGAAAAAGCCACGAGCAGGAACAACTCGAAAACGAGTTGACCCAGAATCTTAATCAGTTACAGGAAAGCATCCGTGCGTGTACTGAAAAAATCCGTTCAAGGAATCGGTTCTATGCCTCCCTTCCTATTGGTCGCGAAGGTGAGCTGAAACTGCCCAGAAACCAATGGGCCTATTTTTTACGGGGGAAAGTAGGAATTCGTTATGACGGAGAAACCCTTACCTCTTCGGTTACACAGGTTAAAACTCGTGAAGAAGTTCAACTGCCAAGAATTATTGACGCGGAGAGAAGCCATAAATTACTTGTCATACGAGGATATGTTATTGACAGGAGAACAAACCGCACCTATTATCGGGGCGAGACAGTAAGTTTTCAGCGGGGAGAACCAATGCAATTAACGTTGAACGGGCATATTAGCATGATGTGGACACCCCCGCTTCCCGATGCAATCATGCCGTTCTATCAAACCAATATACATGGCCTTAATTCCTAACACTCCGGCCTCCAACCCACAGCCTCCGACGATACCCATTGGAACCACGGATTCCTCGTGGCGCAATGGGTTCAGTCCTGACAGGCCAATGGGCGAGCCGATAATTAACTTTCCCACTCCTGTGGTAAAGAACGTGATGTTCTTCGTTGAGAGGATTGCCAAGAATCCCAGCGAGATTACCATTGAATTGGGAACGCCGTTCGTACCCACCGCAGGTACGACCTTCCTCCCGTTCATGCGGGATGCAGTTCTCGTGCATGTCGAACCCGTCAATGAGGCGGCGAGACAGCACGTTTATCGTTTCTACTACATGGTCCCGCCGGAACAGCAGTTCCGATATAACATTCAGGACATGAAGAAAATCCGTGACGGCTATACGTTGAAAGATACTGCCGCTACGGGTAAGTTCATGGGACCGGATGCAGACACGGAAGAGTTGAAGGACTTCTACGAGATTACACGGGAATGGGTGGAACCCACGGATTCCGCGTATGCCCCGCTCCCTCTTGGCTCGTTTGACCCCAGCAACGAAAAGCTTGACCCTGACTTCTATGACCAGCATTTCTACACGGCATACGATGCCCAGCTGGTATATGAAGAAGTAGCCCAGTTCGAAGAGGAACACCTGCGCAAGTACTTTCGTAGGGTCATCCGTGTGTATAAAACCCTGCCCGGCCCGGTGGTTAAAGAGTTCGTCCCTTATAACATTTGGCAGAAGGGAGATACGGTGTGGGATGAAGGTGGTCCGGGAACGTCCCTGCCCGAATCTGAATGGGTGGCGCAGACTGCAATTAAGTTATCGAGAGAGGTCTGGGCCGCGCCGCTTTGGCCCGTCGATGGCGGAGGGAAGGAACCGGGTCAGGCCCGCATTCCTCACATGCCCCTCCTTGAACTGGACAATAAGCCCGTTAGTGCTGGCTGGGACAAGGGCAGTTATCCGAGTACGCAGATGTACACCCTTGTATCTATGTACAAACGGAACAGTAACATTGCGGAGAAAGAGGAACAGAACAGCCTCTCCGGTAATTGTTGTAACCCGGATTCCCGTTTTGTCCGGTGCATCAACACAACCGTGACGACTAGCCAGTCCGTTGACTGGACAGCGAACGGCGATGTCCCTGCGGTTGACCCTCCTGACCCCAGCGAGAACTGTAGCCAATGGCGTGTAGATTCCTCTGTAGTAGTCCGTGAGGGATATAGCCACAAGGAAACGCGAAAGAGTTGCACCACCTACGACCAGATTGACGAGTTCTGGGAATCCTCCTTTGACCGAATTACGAACCAAGTTTATCCGGTACTGCGGAAGATTGTACATAATCCGAGCACTGACTTCGATACTGATTGGCAGAATGAAGGATTCACCAAATACACGGATGCCTTGGGTAATGCCTACTATGCCCGGAAGCTGGAATCCCCGGAATCCGTGGCTCCCATTACTATCCCGGACTCCGCTTGGGAGAAGATAGGCTACAACCTTGCGGACTTCACCGTAGAAGAGGAACCGACGTTTAATACCAAGATGCTCACCGGACTGTCCATGATTAACGGATGGAACGACCCAGCCTATCCCCAGTTCTCTGACTACTTCGCTATGCTTGGTAGCTTCACCTCCGATAATAAGGGAGTCCCACGTGGTTCTCTCTACAACGTCCGGTTTAAGGGTCAACGCTGGTGGCAACTCTGGATTCAAAACGAGATGCCCACAGAAATGTCTCCCGGAACTATCACCGCCACTCCCTTCTATCATGCTCCCAATCCTGACGGCCCTTGGTTCTCACAGGATGGGGTTTATAAGGTAAGGGGCGAGATGATGATTAACGATGTCCTCTATGGCGAGGGAGTTACGAGCAATGTCTGGACATTCCCCGTAGGTGTCATGGATGGTACGCAGATATATAAGCGGAAGGCCTATAACCCTGAAATGAAATTTACCACAGGGGCATTACCTACAGGTATTGGGAAGGCGTTCACCACGGTGGAGAACGGAGAATTACTTCTCACCTGCTGGGTACTGAACAGCAATAAGGTTGCCATCAATGGGGAGATTCCCATCATGATGAATAGTACGAAGATATTCGACATCACGGTGTCCAGCTCCGACGCTCCCAGCTCCATGCCCGTGCCGAACATAAGCACAACTACCGTGGCTAAGGCAAAGTATACCGTTGGCAATTATGTATTGGACGCGCAGGTAGTGAATAACCTCAACATCACTTACAACCGGAATAAGTTCCCATTCTTCCAATTCACCATCACGCTCTGCTCTCTCCGCGGCAATACGTTCAAGGTCGCGACAAGTGATAAGATTCAACGCGTCGTCCTGCGCCAATGGGTGAACCCCTGTTACGCCGTAGATAGTTACATGCAGATTCCGGGAATCGGGTACTACAAAAAATATACCACGACGATGAACTACAGTTTCCCTGCCGTGTTCGGTTCGGTTAGTTGGGTTCCGTGGAGTACGAGGCCCGACCTTTCTGGCAAGAATGCTGGACAGTACTTCCCGCAGACCTGGATGAAGAGGGACAGTTACTCCGGCCCCTGCACCGCCGTGGTAGAGGAAGCCTTCTCCCCCGATGGTACATGGCCTAAAGGCTGGGGCCTTGGGACGTCGGTACAGTTCACGACGAACAGTGGGTATTTCTCTTCGCCGCTTTGCGATTACCGTCTGCCCGCATGCCTCCACGGCCCGCTGACTATAACCGTAGTCATTGGCAATCAGGACGCCAAGTGGCTTCCCGGCGCGTTTAATACGGCCTTTCCGGGGACTACCCACACAGATTGGAAACCCGTGACCTCCTATTACGCATCTCCGTGGAACGGGGGCATGATGTGCAAGAAAGTAACCATTTATCCACCCAGTTAAGCTCATGGCATTTATTACCAAATCCTATTTGACCTATCGCAATGTTTGTGACGAGCTTTGTATGCTTATCACAAACCAGCCGCCATCCAAGTCCAATGTTGACTTCCGTCGTATATTGAAGGAAGCGCAGAACCTCCTGCTCAATGAGGCCACGGTATCTCCGGATTCCGTGGAAACCTTGGACTTTGAAGGAATCCCTCGCGGGGGTTCTATCTCCCTGCCTGAAGAATATGATAGTATTGTCGAGGCATGGTCGCCCAGTGGCAAGAAATACCACATCATTGACCGGGCCATGTTCGAAAGCAACACTTGGTTCCGTTCCGAATATCCCAAGCACGACAGCGGCTATCATGCCATCATGCTGGACATGGGGCTGAATGAACAGAACCTCCGCACCTACTCGGTATTGTCCGGCAGTAATGGCATCAACGATACTCCTACGAGCAACGTCATGACGGTTTCGGCACGGTGCGCATTGCGCGGCCTGTCTCTTAACATTTATGATGACGCGGCATGGGAGGACAAGGAGGTTCGTATCTACCCCGGATGTCTTCCCGCATTGAAGGCGATGATGCTGGCCGTGGTCTATAACGAGCAGGGCAATACCCAAATGGGGACGGACAGCTACGGCCTTGCCGTCAAATACCTGAACGACCACCTGCGCAAATATCGTCAGGGCACGTATCAGGCTCCGAACATTATTCAGAACGGCGGCATCATGCAGTGCCCCGGACTTAACCTCATGTAATTATGGCAACCAAACGTACAGACATATCGAGCGAGACGAGCGCGAGCGGGGGCATCCCCGCCGCCAAGTCCATTAAGCAGAAGACGATGGACGAGGTGCTTCCGAAGACGAATCCTGACATCCCCCTCCGTCCAATGAATAACAACGACCCGAACAAACCCGTCGACGCGAAGAAGATGAACACCATCGCCGCGGCCAATAGTAACCACGGCATCAAGAATCCCCCGGCATCCGCGGCTCCCGCGGCGGCCCAGTCTCCTAGTCCCTATGGGCGGGGGATTACTGAACCAGCAGTGCCGGGAGCGGTCGACCCCAACAGCGCGGCCTACGCCGCCCAGCAACGGGCGACCTATGCGGCGGGCATGCAACAAGCCGCGGCAGGGAAACTCTCTGCGGAGGACAGGCTCATGCTTCGTGGTGTGGACCAGAACATAAGCCGTGGGCAGATGCCCACCATATCTCCGGCTATGCCGACGCAAGCGACGGCTACACCCCGGCAAGCGACGGCTACCGCTCCAACCGCTAGCCCCGACACCTCCACGGCTGGGTTCTATGCGCATGCGGAGAAGATGCTTGGCCCGGATAAGTTCAAGATATTTATGTCCATGCCGGAAGCGCAGAGGAACGCGATATATAGCAAGTTTGTAGAGAGCCGGACCAAGAATGCGCCCGCCGCGGGAGCTACCGCGGGAACCACTGCCGCCCCCTCTGGCTCTAGGTTCCCCGCCTCTGCTCTCCCCTCTGGCAATGCTCCCGTACCCACGAGCGTCCCGACGACTGCGGGTACTGGAACTGCCGAGAGTATGCTACGAACCTTGAGGGATGATACGGCAAGCCCCGAAGCAAGAGCACAGGCGCAAACATACCTCCGCGTCCGAACCATGTACGCCCAGCCGGAAAAGTTTGGTAAGGAGATTAAGACCCTCGAAAAATTGGAACGCGCCAAAATAAAGGAACTTAGCAACATGTTCAGGAATAGATTGAATATCCGGGACCCCCGCTTCGCCCGCCAGTACGCCCAGTATCAGGCCCTGCGGAAGAAAGACCCGCAAACGAGGCTCACCCTCTACACTGAACTGATGAAGGGACCGGAGTTCACTCACTTGGACTTCCGAAAATAAATTTGACATAATACATATTTCACTTGACCCTCGCCCCACTCATGATAGGATGTTGAAGACCCACATGAGTGGGGCAAACTTATTATACTAATACTCAACAAACATGGCTATTGACTTTAGTACCGCCAATATGTCCGACTTCACTCCGAAGTCGGGAAGCAGTATTGCACGTGAACAGCGAGCCGCAGAAAGGCACGCCGCGTGGCAAGAGACGCAAGCGCAGAAACAGCAGGACCGAGAACAGAAAGCACTGGACCGCGAGCAAAGGTTAGCGGAAAAGAAACAGACCCGTGCCGAGAAGGGAGCGACGGCGACCGCAGACTATGACACCTTCCTCTTTAAGTCTGTTGATGACTTTGCGGAGAAACAGAAAAAGGATGCGGAACACGCGAATAATGTAGAATGGCAAAATAAATCCCGCGCCCATACGGAACAAGAATGGAAAACCGCCGAGGAAAATAAAGCCCTCGACATCTTGAACAAAGGAAACCGTGGGTACAGCTTTGAGGGAATCGACTACATGAAAGACTATGTAGACCGCGGCGAAGATGCGCTGGTCGATTTGAAGGCCGCTTCCCTCGGCGATAGCGAGGCCATTAAGAAGCTTGCCAACAATACGGGACTTACCGTTGTGTCTTCTTCCGAGCTTACGCCTACGCACCCCGCCTTCTTATCCCGCTCTGGCTTCGGAAGTGGAGAGGACGGGAACCCCGTCGTAACGGAAAAGTTCCTCGCCATTGCCGCGGACAGAAACCGTAACGCAAAGGCGGTGGCCAAAGGCATTGCCAACACAATGGAAAAGGCCCGGAAGGATTACCTCAACTCGAATCTAGATGTTGGAACGGGTAAACCTACGGCACAAGCCATCGAGACCGCACCTATTGCTTACACCGCAGAAGAAATAGAAAGCGTCATCAATACGATTAGGCGCGAAGACATTGGCAACTATCGTGCCGCTAAGGCTCTTTACGACAAACACCGCTCTTCTTCGACGGAGGGCATACAGAAGAAAACCCCCAGCCAAACGAGCGTGGGGGAGCTTGGCGTTGGCGAATTCTCTGATTCAGCACCTTCATTTACTGGGAATGTTTTTGCTGAACTCGCCAACCTTTCCAAGTCTCCCAGCAAAATGTTCCAACTTGTCCGCGACTACGGGGATTACCTTTCCCGGAGTACAGAAGATATTGAATCCCCGGAATCTGCTACAGCGGATGCGAAACAACTCCATACAGACCAAGCAAAACTCATTTCAAAAAAAGAAAAACCTGTTGAGGATAGGATTCGTGAACAGATAGAAACAGCCGACAAAATCGTAAGACGCCTCGAAGAGGACTACACTGGCCTTCCCTATCTCGAACTTCGCGACGCGCTTCTCAATCCAGAGGCCGCGGCCTCTGCCCTTCTGTCTTTAGTCCCCGGTGCTGACATGGACGCAATACGTGCACGGGCAAAGGTCATTACCGAGGAAGTTCGCCGCCAGAAGGACCGCCCTCTGACCGTCGAAAACTCCGAACAGATTGGCATGAGTGAGGCTATGCTGGAAGCCGTGGCCACAAGGTTTCCGGGGGTTCCAAAATCCGTCCTGCGCCAAGCGGGAGTAACCAAACTGATTCAGGACTATACCGCCAAAGCTACACCGAGAGGCACTCTCATGGATGCAGTCAAAGGCGCAATGGCTAACTACCGAAGCACGGCGGGACAAATTGCGGACGTACTTACCTTCCAGCCGGATAATAGTGTAGGTAAGACCGCCGACCCAATGAGTACGATGGAATGGAGGAAGGGAACGAGGCGTGGCTCATGGTGGTATGGCGTGCCGGGCGGCCCATCCTTTGAAGTAGGTCCCGAACAGTTGAAGGAATACATGGCCCAGTACCATATTGAAAGTACTCGCGATGCCCTCAACTCCCTCTCCCATGCCGCACGCATGGGCGACTTGGGCGTTGGCCGTGGCAGTCTCTTTGCGTACAACCCGCACACCAAGGAAGTTGATACGAACGCCACGCTCGAACTGAACCCCAATGCTCTCTACAATGATAAGCTGATGGACCAGAGCATTGAGGCTCTCCGTGCTAGTGGCGCGGACGAAGGTCTCATCAATCGCACCATTGAGAAGTTCCAGAACCTCCGCAAGAAATCCGCACAGGAACTTGTGAAGGACAACATGGCATTGGACGAGACGCTGGGGACGCTTCGCGATACGTGGCTTGGCTCCGGCTTGCAGTTCAACCCTATCTGGACTGAATCCATGAAGCATCTGGACAAGCACCTTTCCTTCAAGAATTTTTACAACGAACAGAAGGAAGCGGGCAAGAGCGACGAGGACATCCTCTCCGCATGGCAGGAGAAAGGGCAAGACACCATCAACTCTGTTCTCCGCGGGTTCCAGATAGGTACGCACAAGGCAATCGACCTTGGGACGGGGGCCGCCTATGGTGCTCTTCTCTTTGCACAGAATGCAGTTGGCAGTCGTGCGGCGATGGAACATACCCGCACCCTCTGGGACCAGCTGAACAAAAAACAGGAAGCGGAAGCTGAACTTGTTCGAGGCAATATCCTTGCGGACTATACTGCGGAGATTGCCAACCTCGGCTATCAAATGGTAGCAACCGCGGGGGCTGGTAAAGTTGGTGGCCTCGCTGGCCGTGCACTGGAACGTACCGCGCTATCACGGTTCGCGAAGGCAACGGCTAACGTCGTAGCGAAGCGGGCCGAAGCTCTTGTCCCTGCCGCCCGTCCGGGATTGGCGGGACGTTTAAGCGGGACGATTCAGCGCAACCTCGACAACCTTGCGGCGTTGAACCTCGAACGGGCAGGAGCCGGGGCCGGGGTAAATCTTAGCATCGTCTCGCAGGTTGCACCGAATGCTTACTCCGACATCTTCTATACCATTTATGATAAGGAGATGGAAGGGAAGGAACCGACTGCCGAGAATACGAACAGGGCACAGAGCATTGCCAACATGCGTGCTCTCTTTGGTGCGGCTCTCGTATCTACTGGTAGTACTCTCATCAACAACCGCGCAGGTATGGATTCCTTCATGCGTAAGATTGTTGGGGCTAAAAACCTTCGCGGTCAATCTCCATTCCAAACTCTTGAACGGAAGATGGCCGGATGGAGAAGCAAGCCATTTAAGGAGATGAACACGAAGGAAAAGACGTTTGCCGTTGCTTCCTATCTGTACAGCCAGAGCAAGGCCGTAGTGGAAGGAGCCACCGAAGAACTGACAGACGAATTCCAAGAGTGGGCGTTTACCGAACTGGTGAAGAACGGAGAAATCTCCGAATCCTCTATTGCCACTACTGACCAAGTGATTAGTGGGGCTATGAAGATTGCTTTCCTTGGCGGTATCGGCGGCTACGTTGGTAGTCAGTTGGCTGGCGAAGGGAACATACGTTTCCAAACGGAAGCCGCTCCAACTCTCGATGTAAAGGATGCTTCTTCTCTTCTTGACGACACGACTAAAAAGGCGAGCAACATCATTGAGGATGTGGCGAAGACCATTACCAAGGATGGTGTGTCGGAAGCTCTGGTAGATGCGGGCAAGAGCGTCGTTAAGGTTGCGGGGGAAAAGGGAGATGCCGCAGAGGTAGCTCGCGAATGGGTGGATAAATCTATCGCCAATGAAGGACTTACCCTGTCCGGCGAAACCCGCAAGGCATGGATGGAGGGCGCGGTGCGCATTGGCATTAGCAACTTCACCCAGTTCCGCAACCTAGTTGAACGGGCCTCCGAAATACATACCTATGAGGGCAGTGCCGCGGCAAGCTCCTTCATGGCAGAAGCCATTAACGACCTGCCCAATACCTTGACCTACCCGAACGAGGACAGCATCAATACCATGCGCACCATGTTGTCCGAAGCCCTTGATGCTATGGGAGACCGGGTTCAGGTTATCGAAGTAGACGACGACCTGTCCATCCTTACTACGGGAGATGAAGACCTCGACGCCGCTCTTCACGTCATCAACGGATTGACGGAACCCACGGCTACCACGGAACCCACGGCTACCACGGCTACCACGGAACCCGCGGAATCCCCGGTAGCTATTGCCCGGAAGGAGAGGGACAATGCTATTGCCCCCATCACTGCTATGGTAGAGACGGGAGTAGTTACCCCCAGTTCCGTGGAAACCGTGGATAACATGGATGCGGCAATCGCCTCGTTCGACCCCAACACCGGGGCATGGCTCTCATCCGGCTCACCTCTGGACCGCGGCGCGAAGCTCGTCTCCCTGAACGAGATGACCGGGATTAACGCCCCCATGATTACCAGCAACACGGGAGAAACCGTTGTCATCGCTCCGCACGCAAGCATGTACAACACAGGTGAGGGAGGGACACCCAGCACCAAGTGGGGAGACAAGGTCTCCGCTCTCAATCTCCCGACGGATGGGACTGGCGCAAATGCCTACGGCATCCTTTCGGACCTTCAAGTTAATGCTTCTCCCGCACAGGCCGCGGCCATTGATGGAGTGCTCCGCGCACTGCATGCCGCTGGTTTGGACGTCGCTATCCGTGCAACCAATGCTCCGGCGAACATCTCTTCCCCTGCCAGTATCACCTACATGAACGGCACGGACGGGAAGCTTGTCGGTGGTGTCATTGACCTGTACGTGAACCGGGACAATGCGATTGAAAGCGTAACGGGAACGGTACTACACGAAGTCATCCACCTCATTGACCGTCATCTTCGTACCACCAACACGGACTATTCCCAGCGGATGGATAAGATTAGAAGCGCGATTGCAGAGAACTACAACAAAATTGTTGATAGTCTCTCCGCTATGTATGACGCTAGCGTGGACATCAATGAGATGAACGCCATCGCCGCGCTCGCTTCCGACCTCAACTACGGTCTCCGTGGCGCGGACGAATTTGCCAGTGTCGCGTTCTCCAATCCTGTCATGAACTTCATGGTAGCGGAAGCTAGTGGAGACAATATCACCATCACGGATTTGGCTCGCTATGCCGAAGCGGCGGGAGGCCGGAAGCCCGTGCACGTGCGCCTCGTCGAATGGCTTAAAGATTTGATTAGGGACGTGCGACAAACTGCGGACGATATGGACGGAACCACCGCCGCAGAACGCGTGGCTGAATGGGATTCCTATGTGGCCCGCGTCGCGGACATGACCCCCGGCAAGTGGTTCGATATGCCTCGCACTCCGTCATGGAAGGTAGACGATACGGATTATACTATGGGCAACGGGGTAGATTATTTTAACCCGATGGCCTATGAGACCGACATGACCCGGAGACTGTCCTTCGGCCTTGGCGCAGAAATCATTGGCACGAATGCCGGGAACTGGGTAACTAGTATTAAGAACGGATGGCTGGGTGTAACCAAGAACTGGGACAAGGCTGGCATCAATGTTAAGTCTGAGGAACAGAAGCTGATTGTGCTGGAACAAATGGCCAATGTTAATGCGGCGTATGAACGCAGTATTAAACGCATTGACAAAATCGGCGATATGCTTCAACGCCGTGCGGATAATCTGGGCTGGGATGCCGCTACGCGAAAGAAATGGAGCAAGTCCATTCTCGACATGTCGGGGAATATGGACAACGACATTGACCCTGAAACCGTTGCACGCATTAACGCAGAGGCTCAAGCAGAAGTTCGTCAGCATGAACAGACCCGCGACTTCCGTATCGCGTTGGCTAAGAAGACCGTCACCGATGCCGTCAATAGGCACGCGGAAGCGGTGCGTCTGGCTAACTCCCTTGCGCTTAATAGTGAAGGGCGATTGGAAATCAACGACATGATGCGCCGGATTAAAGACATGAGCGGCAAGGGATATGGTGCCATGCTGGACAAGCAGGTAGCTCTCCCCATGCTCTCCCAGCAGATTCACAAATCGCTCTCCGACCTTGGCTCTCGTATCTCCGCGACGGGAGATGCCAATCTGGATATCACCTACTTTGGTCTTGCCCGCGACACACAAAACTATCTCGCGGATATGATTAACGAAGTGGATAGTCCCTTCTCTATGGATGAACTTCTGGACAGGTGGTCCAACCTTCGCAATGACTACCTCTATGTGGAGAGTACAAACCACCCCGCTATCGCTCCTATGATTCAGGACATCGCTAAGGCACGGGCCGAAGCTAAACAAATCATCCGGGAAGCCAATGAGGATTTCCATGCCGCAACAAAGAGGGCGGGTGTAACTCGCGCTGGCGTAGCTACCCCTGCTGGTTCCGTGTGGCTGAAACGAGACAACGCTATCCTCAATGCACGCCGTCAAAAACAAGCGGAGTATATGGCTAAGCGGGATGCCGCTGAACAGTGGCTTCTGTCACAGGGGGTTGTAGGTCAACTGGTCCACAATGTCATCGCCGATTCCCGTAAAGAAATTGCCGCAACGCAAATCTCTATTGCCAAGCTCATTGGAGATAGCCGTATGGCTGACAACGCCGCGGAGATGAATTATCTTCATCGCACCTACATGGCCGTAGGACGCCATGCCGGAGACTTCACCCGGACGATGAAGGACATCATCGCAAACCCCAACGGAGAACTGGCGCAGAAATACGACGGTCTGACGAAACTGTTGCAGGAAGCCGCAATCTCTCATGCCGAAGCGCACCAGACAGAGTTGTCCGAAAACATAAGCCAAGTGCTGGACAACATGCAAGCATTGGCCGCGCTCCATGACGAGTTGAAACTTCCGCTGGTATCAGCTCCCACGGGAGCCTCTTCGAATTATAAACTCCTGTTCGAAGGTGTAGCCAAGAACTACAGGACCAGAGAAATTCTTGACTTCATTCAGAACAACTTCGGCAGGGTTCAAATGCTTGCGGACCTGCGGGACGGCCACAACATCAGTGCCATGTATAATAAGGCCATGAGCATGATAGCACAGGCAGACTATCGCACGAAGTCAAAGATGGCAGAGATAAAGGAAACTCTGGACAGGAATGCCAGAGATAGTTTCCTCGCCGAAGTCTTCTCCGACCTTCCGGGAGAAACGATTGCGGACAAAATCGGCAGTCTTGAATCCCCGGCATCCGTGGCTTCCGAAGTGAACAAGGCCATCCCCACTATCCCGACTTCGGCCATTGACCAGATATGGAACACGCCTGATATGAATGTCGCAGAACGACTGGACAAGACGCTCAATCTTCTTCGCAGTCAGGCTGGCGTTCTCATGAGGATGAACGGCATGGGCAACGTCATCTCCGCTACCGACTTGAAAGCGTTGCAATATCCGGAACTCTCCCGTCTTGCGGTGAACGATGCCATGAAGGCCATTGACGAAGTTCTGTCCAAGAAGAGGACGAATGAAGATGCGCTGGCCCAGCGGAAACGCTTGCCCGAATGGCAGAGGAAAGCTATGTATGAACTTAGCGACCTCACCATTGGGGATGCCATTGGGACGTTACAGAATACCCTATCCATGCAGTCGAAGATTGCCGTGAACCAGTTGCTTGCTGACGAGTATGCCTCCGTGCTCAAGGCACAGGGTGTGGTCGTACCCCCGAATTCCACAAACCGTACCTCGGACATGGTGGAAATCTCCTTGAAGAATACGAAGAATGCGTTAAACGGAATGTACGCCGACAAGGATGTAGCCGATGCCATCTACCGCATCTACAGACCGAGCGACGACATCCTGAATAGCAGGACGGACGACTATAAGGAGGTGCGCAAGTACTGGCAGAAGTCCGGCAAGGGGCAAGGATGGTGGAATAAGGCGGGTGGCTTGGCTAACCTTTCTGTCTTAATAGCGAGTCCTAATTCCACGTTACGTAACTTATATGGTACAGTAGCTCAAATGACCCATGCGGGTGCACTTCCATTCACGGGGAGTAAAGACATCGCAAACCTTGTCGGGGACTGGGTCCAGTTGCGTAAGCTATGGTGGCTATCACAGGGCAAGGACCTTGCTTCACAGGCTTCCGCGGATAGACTGCTGGCCGCGGAAGACAGGTACAACGAGAAGATTCGCTACTGGCAAGAGCTTGGTCTGCTGGACGCAGGTCAAGGGGAGTTCCTGCGCAACGTCTGGAAGTCTGACGAGTTCAGTAAGATGGCAGGAGAATTTGAAGAAGTGAATGAGGATTCCTTCTTCAAACTGGCCGAAGCTCTGAACGAGAAACAGGAACGGACGAAGGGCGAGGTGGCTAAGGATGCCGCCAAGATGGCGGGCAAAGTCGTAGCATGGCCCATCAAAACGATGTCCTTCGCCTATGGCTTGCCGGACGCGGCGGCCAAGATTGTTCTCTTCACTAACCAGAGAGCGATTGCCGATACCCAATTAAAGGTACAACTGGCACGGGCGAAAGGCAAGGCCAACCCCAATGCGCGGGACCAGATACTCCTTGACGCGAGCCAGACTACCCAGAGTTGGGATGCTTATGTGGACAGGTATACTGCCCACATGGTGAAGAGCTTGCTCCCCACGGGTTCACGTACTCCTTCGTGGGTGAAAACCCTGAATATAGTTGCGGCTCCGTTCTTCATGTTCCAGTACCATACCTTCCAGTCTGTAGCCTACAACCTTGGCCACGCCATAGGTGAAGGGGTAGACGGTGTGTGGGCTATCAATAACGGCATGAAGAAGGAGGGGGCTTACCTCTTGGGACGCGCTATCCTTCGTACCGCGGGTTCCTTAGTAACTATTTCTGCAACCTCTGCGGTCTCTTCCTGGGTTGCCCGACAGATTATCGCCAGTGTCTTGGGAGATGACGATGACCGTAAAATCATTGACGACGCGGAAGTCATGAGGAAGCTGGCAGATAGTGGGCTAATTCCTGACTATGATAAGTTCGGGGACTTGATTGGCATCATAGATATGAAGCGACATGAGTTCGAGTATTTGAACCTTGAATACATGAACCCGTTCAAGACCATCAGGGTGTTAGCCAAAACCCTGCCCAGCCTCTTCATGGATATGGATGTGGACAAGTGGGGGATGAACAAGGTTGCCGAACTGAAAAACCTGCTGGAAAATACGGTGCTTGAAGAATCCCTCCTTCTGAATGCCGCTTCTGAATTGTTTAATGAGGAAGACTTCAATTACAAGCATAGCCTCTCCGGAGATGAAAGCGTCAACGTTCTCCCGGCAGTCGGCAACGCAATCCTGTTGGCCGCAGGACTGAACCCCTCGTTCGGCAGTGGACATACGTGGCAAGTCCTTGAACGATTCGCGACGGTTGCCAATAAAAAGATTCCCTTCTACGGCTGGGCAGTCAAGACTGGTAAACAATTTGCTAGCGATACACCTGACATGAGTACCGCGGCATACGGGTTACAGACCTTGGGTGCGGGCCTCCGTCGTCCAAAGGATTTGACCGAAGCCCTTGCCGCCGGGTTAAAGAATGCCAACGCGGCGGTCACTAAGTCGAAGCGAATGAGCATTCTGCGTCCGGACTTCTACAAGAGAATGGAATCCGGGATGGATGTGGAACTCATGGAAGCCGTGGAAACCGCGGATGCCGTGAAGAATTTCACCAAGCTAGTCAATAGTGTCCGGTTTGTTACGGAAATTACAAACATGCTTGACCCCGCCCTGCGGAAGGAAGTTCTGGCTTCCGCGATTGAGAGTTCCGGTATGAGTGCCAAGACCTACGGCGCGGCCATGAAAGGCATCATGCCCTACATCATCAGCCCGCAAGCAGGACGTGAGGCTATCGCGAAGCTCAACCGCGAATTGCAGAAGTCTAATACCACGGACGAGGGCAAACGCCTAATCGAAGAGCAGAAGAAACTCATTATCAACCTCATGAGGAAGGGTAGCATTCAGATTGAGGGGGCATTGAGTGCGGAGGAAATTCATAATCGGATGAAGCAGTAGTCCTCTGTTTATATCCTTGACCTTCGGGGGCATGGGAGATATAATCCTCCCATGCCCTCTTTTCGTATAGTACCCAATCATATTATGGCCACCCCTCCGGGAGGCTGGAAGTTTATTGTCCCTGAATCCATGAGTGTCAGGCTCAAGGGAACCAAGGTTTCCGCGGGTTCACTGGAACAACTCCGCAAATCCGTCGCACGTCTCTTCATGAATAACGGAGAACCCTTTCAAGTTGCGCTCTTTGAATCAGAGCTTTGCGCTTCTCTCCCTCCCCAATACTGTACCACCTGCGGAGATAAGGGAATTGAATGGAAGGAGTATGAACCCATGAGTGCCAAGAAGATACTGGCCTTCTTCGGTACTATGGTTCTCTGGTATCGCCGGGGACACAGGTTTGTAGACGAGGCAGAAGCTCGCCGCCGCTATGCTATCTGCGCCTCCTGTCCTTATGCTACCTCTACGCCTCCCCCGGATTTAGAGAAACAGGGGTGCGCTACCTGCGGTGCCGAAGGAGCTGGCCGCAAATTCCTCAAGGAAAAAATTTCCGGGCTTGCTGACCTGACTAATGGGGCGGCCCCTCTCTATTGTACCTTATGTGGTTGCGACCTATCAGTAAAGGCTCACTTCGATATTGAATCTGACTGCTGGCTAAAATAGCTCTTGACATTATTTCAAGTTGATACATACTTCCCTCCGTATGAAGAACCAAACCTTCACCGCAGAAGAAGCCGACAAGCTCCCCCTTCACCGGGGTTGCTCCGCATATATTATCGTACACTGTGGCGGCATGCCGACTGTCAGGTGTGTCGAAGTAAACAATGTCACCTATGAGGTCTTTACCCAGACCGTGAAAGTGGAATATATAAACCACCATTTCCGTATCATGGATTCCGGTCTCCTTAATTTTGAGGTCTTCCTCACCTACAAGGATGCGGCCGAGCGTGCGTGCCGGGATTACGAGCGGGCTATTGAAGAAGCCGAAAGGGAACTCGCTAAGCGCAAGAAAAAGTTGGAAGAGCTACGCGCTGGTTTCAACACGGATGTTATCCCCGTGAAATAAGTATTGACAAGGGCGCAGTTCTCATGGTATAAAGAACCCGCAACGACATCATTCTGTCTGGACTGTAAGTTGTTTGGGTTCTAAGCGAAAACCCCGGAAGGAAATATCTTCCGGGGTTTTTGTTTTAGTTCTGTTTCGCTTCGAGGGATTCTATTAGCTGGGTAATCTCGCCGATACATCGTTGCAATTCCGATGCGGGGTTTACCTCAACCAACTTATCATGCGCCCAGATATAGAAGAGCCGTACCAGAATGGAATCTTCGGGGCTACGTTGGTAGCTATGGCTCATGACTGTACGCCTGAACTGTTCAAGGATAAGGTAAAGGTCAAACGTTTCGAACACCTTGGACCAGTGCTTAGCGTGGTACTCCAAATACCATCGTGCTTTCTTGAGGTCTTCAATACGGTTCTTCTTGTACTGTGACCGCATCAAATACTTGACGGCGTTCCCTAATGCGAAGGGAAGCTTGCCAGTAATTTCTATGGTCTCGATTCCGCTGGGGTGGGAGGTGTAATGCTTCGGGTGGTTGACGGCATCGTTCATGGATTCCTTTCCTTCCGGCAGGTCGGGGAAAGCCTGTGAGTTTACCTTGGTTGAAACGATTGCGTTGATTGCTTCGTGCGCGTGCATACTATTTTGTGAGGTGCTTGTAAATTTGTTTGTTGATATATTTGCGAATAGACATCTTGGCTATGACGAAGAGGCGGGGAGAGGGTAGAGTTAAACATCCTTCTTTGACTGTCCACTTCCTTGTAATTCTCCGTGCGAACTTGTACGCCTTCCTGCATATTTCCAGAGCCGCAGAGGAACTTCCAACAAGAGCCACGGGGACTTCACCTTTGATGAAATAGCCATGAAATTTAAACTGGAAGAAAAAGGAGTTGTCCTCCTTAATCCAGCTAGGGGTTTCATCTGGGGTAGTTTCTCCAACTGCACCAGTAGATATTTTATTGGACGCAAGGATGCGACCATAGGTTAGTTGTTCCTCGGTCAGTTGTTTCTTCGACCGGAGAGAGGCATGGATAAGTTGCTTATGTTCAGGCATGATGCGAGACCGAAGCTTGTTAGCTTTTGTCTCCCTCAAGAACTTCTTTTGCTCCGCGGGGCTATCTCGATACCAGTAAAATTTGTCTCCGTATTTCTTGCACTTGAACTTTCCTCTTCGACGCTTCGCAGTTGGGGCTTTCATGTTAGCCGCCATCTGTTCCCGATACTTCTTGAGACTTATTTTGCTCATAGTTCTGGAACGGAATGAAGTCGGTTAGCATTAACGGGGATGTCCTTGAATGCCCATGCGAGGTCGTACTTCAATTCCATCTTTTGCCGGAGGGCCAGAAGGAGCGCACGGATTTGCGGCTGGGCCGCACCGTCCAATCGCATACGGAAGATGTGCCTCCACTCGCGGAGGTTAGCAGTCACACCAATCACCGTAGCCGTACAGTTCGGAAGCAATCCCCGCGCTTCTTCGGGAGGCAGTCCTCCTTGGACAAGTTCCACGTACTTCTCCGCAAGGTTCTGGCAGGTATTCTTAAACTCTTCAATGGTCTTCGGGTCAACCTTCTCGTCGCTAAAGAACTGCGGACGGACGAAGCAAATGATTCCCTTCCGGGAGTAGTTGACAAACCTCTGGCTCTCCATGCTGACGCTCATGTGACGATGACGGACAAGCTGATGTGTCACCGCTCTATCCGTCGAGAGGACTGCCGGGATGTTGATATGCTCGATGACACTTTCATGTCCGCGGTTAATGATACGGGAGAGAAACGCAATGGGGTCGCCCTTCGGTTCGCTTTTATAGCAGACACGGCCCATTATCTCTGCGGCCTCAACCTGTTTATCTATTACTGATTTAGTTAGCGGAAGTGTGACTTCCTGATTTATCCATAGAACGTTCATGAATGATATGTTTGGCTTTGTAGTTTGCGAGTTCAAGAGTGGGGAATGTCCATCCATACTGGCCCCACTCACTGGTGCTGGGGAGGTATTCATCTCCGGCTTTAACCTTGATGAAATCATTGTCCGCTTTGTGCTGACGGATGATGACAACCTCATAATTGTTTACCTTCCCGCTTCCTTTATGGGTTAGCTCATAGATGGCAACGCCAGCCTCACGGAAAATGAGGCGACAGGTGAAGGGGTTACGGGTAAATTCGTTAGGAATTTTTTTCATTTGTAATTGAAGGGTTAATCATGCGCATGAATTCTTCTTCTGTAATTGAAGGAATCTTGTGGAGCCTCGCAATCTTTTGCTTGTGCTCCCCCGGTTCCTTACCGACGACTAGGTAGTTGGTCTTCCTCGACACGTTCTCCTTGACCGTGCCGCCCATGTCCTGAACGAGCAGGTTATATACATGGCGAGGCTGGGACAGGGTTCCCGTGATGACGAAGTTTACTCCCCGCAACGCGGTGCTCTTGGGAACATTGCCCTCGGCATTGGGAATATCTCCTGTCATAACCATTGCCGTCATTTCGTTCCATGTTGGCACGGTCTCCATGTAATTCAGAATTGCCTCGGTCATCAGGGGGCCGAACTCCGCATGACGCTTGTTCCTTAAATCTTCGGGGAAGAGAGTGAGGAAAGAGTAGAGATTGGGGTAAGCATAGGAGAGACTTTCCGCACGGGTGCAACCAACATGGGGAATCTCCATCGCAGTAATCCATTGAGCAAGGGTTGCATGGTGCTTCCGTTCCTCCACGACTTCAAGGAATCCTCTGTACCCTTGGGTTCCGGGGATTCCGTTGATGAGATTGTCCATCGTGCCGGACATGAGAAGCAGGAACGGGTGGTGGAGGTAAGCAGTTTCTGCGGTCGGAGGCTCCACATCATTCTCCCCGGCGAGCAGTTTGTCTGCAATCATACGTGAGAATACAAGTCCCATGCCATCAATGTCCAGTGCATTCTTACCGCATGCGTATTCCAGCTTGGCCGCTACCTTATCCCTGCACAACGGATTGGTACAGAAGATGTTGAGGTCACTAGAGGATAACGTGGAGCCGCAACAGGGACAGGTCAGAGGGACAACGGAAACCGTATTGCCACAGCCGCGAACCTTGCGGATGTACGGAATAATCTCCCCTGCCTTAATCACCTCCACGGTATCACCAATGTGGAAGGAGGCCGCATTAGCCACGTTGGAGAGGGTGGCACGGGAAACGTTGGTTCCACCAATCTTCACCGTATCGAAGACAGCAACCGGAGTTAATACCCCTGTCCTTCCTACTTGCCAAATGACATCGCGGAGGGTAGTTTCAACTCCCTGCGGGTTGAACTTAAAGGCAACGGCATCCTTCGGGTGATGGGCGGTAGCCTCTCCCGCCGCGGCAATGGCGTTCTTCTGGTTCAACTTAAACACAATACCATCAGTAGGATATGCGATGTCGTCGCGCAGGTACTTGGCCATGTCCCGGATGTATTCATCCGTCAGAGCTTCACCTTCTGGCCATTCATTGGGGAGGGTTACGAGGTCAAACATTTCCATCAGCCATCCATGCAGTTCCATGCGGGATTCAACACCCTCCGGGAAGGGACTTGCATCGAACGGGATGAAGGTAATGAGCCAGTCAGACCACTTGAGCTTATTGTTGCGGAGTTGACCAACGGCACAGGCGCGGAGGTTGGAGTACCCCATGCTTTCCACCTGCCCCTCGTTGCTCTTAGCCACAACCACTTCCCCACGGATAGCTCCCGTGTAATTGCCATAACTTGGCGGGACCATATAGAGAACCTTATCAAGGGGGATTACTTCCCCCACGGTTCCGTTGCCACGAGTAACTGCCTTGACGAGCCGCCCGTTCTCAATGTACAGAACGAGGGTGAGGCCGTCGTACTTTGGTTCAACCACGACATCACGTCCGGCAATCCAGCCGCGAAGCTGGTCCATACCAATTCCGTCCTTGCCCTCATGAATCTTGGCGAGAGACAGGACGGGATTGGGATGCCGGAAGGTCTTGGCTCCCCGTTGTACGTCGTCCCCAAGACTATCGAGTTCCTTGGATTCCGGGGAACGGGAACGCAGTTCTTCAACCAGCGTATCATAAACCGTGTCAGGGAGAAGGGTTTTCCCCTCTTTGTAGTAGGAGCTATTGAAGATAGCAATCACTTCTTCCAACTCCATCACGCTCATGTTTTTAGGATTACCTATCTCCATTGTCGTCTTCCTTTCTGACTGGAATAATACCTTCACTAATGAGATTGTCAAGTTCTTTCTCTACTATCTTGTGACAATCTGAAGGAGGCATAAGTACAAACTCCAATAAGGTAACATACTCCATCCTCAAAGGGACTGTGTTATACTCACTAGCTTTCTTCACTAAGTTCTTACAGATTGTCCGAATAATTTTCCGTACAAGTTTACGATATTTCACCTGTTCGCTAGTCATTTCCATTGCTTTATGCTTCGTGGGGCAGAATAATTTTACGGGCGTTGGCTTCCTTCTCGGCAAGCTCCGACTTATCTACGAAGGTAAGAGTAGACTGTTCCATCAGGTTCATGGAAATTACATTGCTTGCCACGGAGAAGAGACGGAATGCGGAGATGCCTCCCTTCTCTTCATCAATGCGGTCCGGGTCGTTCTGACTGGCATACGCTACCAAGAGGTGAATGGCCATGAAGAGGACGAGTGCCTTAATCATGACGTGGGAATCTGTAAAGATATTGCACGCCTTGCCGGGGTTCTCAAGCTCCTGCATGAAGGCAATGTATTCCTTCACAGTGACGAGGTTCTCGGCGACTTCTGCCATGATGAACTGAACTCCCGCCAGCGGTGGGGGTTCAATATCAAAGATGTTGGAGGCGTAGTCTCCCAGTTCAAGAGCCTTCTCGGCAACCGCCTCCGCGGGCGCGTCGATGGGCAGGTTGAAGGCAGGGACTGCATCCCACTCCCGTTGCAGTCTTTCCTTCAACATGATAGACTTCGGTTCAGTGAGAATGCGGGCTACCTCTTCCTGAATATTATCGAGGCTCAATTCGTTTGGTTCTGTGGTATTCATGTACGGATAATAGTATCAGTGTTTTATTACTTGTCAAGAGAAGTTTCTTCGTTTCTGTCTAATTCATTCAGAAGATTGCAGAGACGTTCCATTTCAGTTGTTCCCTCACATGGAGGGTCGACGCGTAAGGACTTGTTCTTCTTGAAGTCCCAAATAGCTCCGTCGATAACTCTGAACCGATAATGCAGGTCGATTGGCCTGATGAGAAGAAGAGAGGAAGGGGCTACTGCTTTGATAGTCCCTGTACATTTATCCTTAATACCGACAAGAACGGAATCCTTCTCGTCCTCCATTACAGTCCATTTACCTATATGTTCTCTACAAATTACCTCGTCCCCCTCCTTAAACTTCCGAAGAGGTGCAGGATAACATTTCCTTGCCTCGGAATGACGGACAACCCCCTCACCCAGAGGGAAAGCATTTAAGACTTGGTATCTGTAGAAGTTCGGGGAAAGCTCGACTACCCGTCCCACAAGAAACTGTCCATCCAGTTCTCTGACAATGTAGTCACCGGGGTTGATGTCCTCGTCGATATATTTTTGATAGTCTTTGGGTTCTAACATATTCTTGATAGTAGTGGTTATAACTTTTTGGATTTCGTTCGTATTCTTTTTTCTGTTCCTCCATTATCTCCCGAGTTAAACGGGAAACCCGAAGGAGTGCAAGAAATTGTTGGGTTAAACTCTTAGATTGCATTGGAAGGAATCTTTGTGGAGCGAGAGGATTTCATCCTTAGATAGCGTGCTCATGTTAAGCACCATGTGGTCAGGCGTCATGGACAGAATCTCCGCACCCGGCTCCGTAGGAAATATACAACCCAATTTAACGGAGCAGGCAAGAGATGGACGAGCCTTAAACATAGCATCGTAAAGGGTTTTGCTATACCTAACGGCGTAAAAATTATGGTAGGAAAATAGGGTGGCATAATCATGGTTTTCTCCGCGCTTCACCTTATGGTAGTTGAGACGAATGATGCGCACCGTTCTATCCTCATAGGCATTTGGGTCGTAGAGTGTCCTAACCGCAAAGAAGATGCCTGACGTGAATACCTCCCCAATACCGAAGGATTCAATCTGGAATTTGGTCTGTTCAGATTGGAGACTATTATCCTCCGGGTTCCGGGGAATATAGAACTCTCCCTTGACATGGGCAGGAAGAACCATAGGGCTTCCAAGTTTTCCGGTACGACCATTATTATCCCGTGCCCAAGAATGAAGGAGCATGATTTGTTGAGCGAGTGCGATAGGTTTCATATCTGTTTTGTTTTTGTAGAGCGATGTGAGGTTTCTAGATGTCCAGTTTCCAGCGAATAGTTGGGTAGCCGTCTTCACTGGATTCAAGGTAAAGGAAGAGGCCGTCACGAGCGATTACGAAGGTCACGTTATCCGGGTCGTACCCGCACAGATAAATGTATATATCCTTGACAACCATAGAATAGGGCAACCTATAGGTTCGTACCGGGAAGATGTTTTCTCCAGTCTTTGATGATATTGTTTGTTGAAGACAAAGTAGCATCCGCTTTTTCCGACTAGATATTTTGAAGCTGATTGCAAGAGGGTCCTGCTCTTTCGGCTTATCGGGGTACGGCTTCCTTCCAGTTGTGGTTTCTGCTTGGCTAAGTATTAGGTCAAAATTCTCCATAATAATTTCTAGCGTGCTTTGAGGTTTCTAATTAGAAGATAGGTCGAGTGAATCCCATGTCTTCAAGGCAACGGGCGAGGCGATTTGCCTCCAACTGATGCCGCTTTAGGCGTCGGCGTATGATGTCAATGCCCCACTCTACCAGTAGCTGGAAGACAAACCAGCCCGTGATGATGATGCACCATGTAAGGTACGATACGAGAAGTTCACCAGTGGCAAGGAGATAACCTAAACAAACCAGTGCGCTTACGAGGGCAACAATGTCCACTACCGAATGGAGGTGCTCCACGATGCTCCACAAGGCATGAAGCCTATCGGCTCGCCCGATGTGGTGGAGACAGTTCTTGCGGAGGATGACGACGTTAGATTCTTTTTCGGATGTCATACTATAGAGCTATGTGAGAGTTCTAGGGGTTCAACGGAGTACGAGCTTCACGGTTTCCAGATTCAATTCATCGTGCCATTTGTTGCTCGTAAACTTCACCATGCAGGGGAGGAAGAAACGTTCTGCCAGCTTGCGAACCTTTATGGAGTTAAGTTTATTCATGGATTCCTTATCGGGTGTGAGGAATCGGAAGCGCATATAGGTGAGGCTACCGTCAACCATGAAGTCCACCGCCCCCGCTTCCTGCGCAATACGCAACCCCACTTCCTGCCAGTTCTGATTAACCACCGCAATAAAGTGCTTTGCCAGTTCTATAGCATCCCCTACAGTCAGAGCCGCCGTTTCCGCAAGTTTCCACACCGTGCCATTCCACTTCAACTTGTGGAGCCGGACAATGCACGCGCCATTGTGTGTGCGTTCCAGTTCGATTGCGTAGGGCCGCATGTACGGCTTAACATATACCGTTCCTTCTCCATTCCACTCGGAAGGCCTGTCTATCCTATGGGATATTACACCAGCCTTAAAAGAAAAGATTGCAGGTTGAAGTTTATTGATTTGATTTGTGAGTTTAAGCCATTCCGTGCGGGAAAGTTCATCACGTTTCCTGCCCTTAATATCAATGTCAAATGCAGTCATAATTTTGTAGTGTTCTTTGTTGGTTCTAAGAGAAAAGATAATACTCTATCAGGTTTTACTTTAATATGTATGATACTGTCCTTCAAGGATATTTGCATAGGCTTCAACGCGTTCGGTAGGTACGATATGAAAGCCGTTGCATCTTGCGAGCCATTCAATATCCCGCATTTGCCGGGTAGTGGTTTGTGAATATTCTTTGGTCGTAATATACAGTACTTTACCTCGGCGGTCGACGGTGGCAACGTGCGTTTGATAGGAGAAAAGTCGGGTGCGCTTCCATGACATGGAGCGCAAACGCTCTCCGTATAATCCAGTCCGCAAGGGAGACTTGCCACTTTCTTTTCTGCCTTCAATGTATTCCTTGCCTAATTTTTCAATGTAGGTTCTCATGGTGTTTTATTGTTTGGTTAGAGTTATTTGAGGGTTCTAATAAATAGGGTAGCTGGGGCGGGGTTTAAGTCATGCCCTGTAGGAGGGAAGGGTGGAAACGGTTGTGTGGTTATAGTCGAAGCGATAGTATTGTGCACCAGTCAGGTTTTTAAGGCCTTGCTTCAAGCTCTCCACTTGTTCTTCCACTTTAACGGCTTGTGTAAAATAGGCGCACACGTAGTCGGAATTGCAAATGCGGTAGTTTGAATCCTCAATTTCTTGAAGCTTGGTATCAAGGCGAACCATATCATTGAAGATTCCTTCAATGAATTTCTCCATGTCCCTCCCGGTGACAATCCGCTTCTGCCCCTGCGTCAATTCATTGACGTCAAAGTTAAAGGAAATATTCACGGCATCATACATGCCGGGGAGGATATGATGAAACACCACTTTCGACCATGAGTAGTGACTCCTATCTATATAGGCTCGGATTTTAATGTCCGCTTCAACGCTTTGTTCGATTGCGGCGGCCAGACAGTCATTCATCATCCGTTCTACTCGGACGTTATAGACCTTGCCTTCAAACTGGCGGAGGCGTTCGGCCACTAGTATCAGCATGCGGTGAGTAATAAAGGCGGCCAGACCATAGGCGGCATTATCTCGGACAACCTGTTTCAGGTTATGCCCCATGTTTTTCACCGGGATGACATAGTCATTCTGATTATTCTTCATGAGGTCGTCGCGCACCTTGTCTACGGCGGCATCGATAGCGGCATTTGCCCGTTCAGTAAGGGCGTTGATTGCGGCGGCACTGGTGAGGTTTGCGGATGTAGTATTCATTGCTTTATTCTTTCTATTAGTTTATTGTTGTTTGGTTTATTGTTGCGGGGCTTGTCCCCCGCTGGATGATTTCAGTTTAGCAGATTTTCTTATCTTGTCAAATACTTTTTTATATGTATGACAAAAGGCGTATCTTATTTATTTTGAGAAGAGAACGACGAGGGGTACAGGAGTATCTAAAAAGTTTCTATCTGTGTAAAGGGTAAAAGAATCTGAGTTTGTGCCATAATATTGCACGGCTCTTTCCCGGAATAATCTAATAGAGTTGCTTCTCACATACGGTTCGGCTTTCGGTTCGCACGTAGGAACGGTGGTTGTGCAATCGGAAAGACGAGCACGGAACCTTTCTGTATTTTCAATCAAGTCCTGCACCTTGTATGCGTTAAACTCTACAAGTTTAATGCTAACGGCATTCTGAATACTGACGTGTTCATGAATCTCAAGCTCGTCCGGGTAGTAGTCATAGGTGCGCACAATGCGGCACTTTTCACCTCGGCTATTAACGGCGTTTGATGAAACGTCTTGCGCTTCCGTAGTTCCCCATACTTCAATCTCATTTTCTTTCATAGTATTATTCTTTCTATTGTTTTGTTGATATAGTTGCCACCCTTCCGGTGGCTGATGAATGTACTTTAGCAGATTTTCTTATCTTGTCAAATACTTTTTGTAGAGCGGCGTAGTTATTCACGGTCTGTAATTTATGATTGGTTTATTGTTAAACCCCGGAATCCCCGGAACCCGTTGCACCCGATATCCCCCGCATTCCGGGGGCGGGAATTATTCCTTTGTCTTTCTACTTTTTCTTTCTATTTGGTTAGAGTTATTTGACGGGTTCCGGGGGTTCCGGGGTTTAAATGTTCCATGTGGAACAATTTTGATTCCCCGGAACAAGCCGCAAGTGGTTTATATTCTTCCAGTTGCCAGCGTTTGGCCGTGCATCGTCCGAACCCAGAAATTAACGATATCACGGGGACGGGGAGATACATTGTGCCCGTTCATATCGGTGAAAGTATGCCCCATTTCTACCAAGCCAATCAGGTTGCGGATAGTACTACGCAGGGTTTGATTTCCTTTCAGGTACACCTTTACCCGGCTACCGTCTGTAAGCTTGAGTTCAAGGTAGCAGTTAGTCATCCGGCAACCCGGATTTATCCATGACAAGACGGCGCCCATGTAGCGGGGCAGGACATAGTATTTTACACAGGGGCAGGGTGAACCGAAAGCCGGAGTGGCAGAATGACGGGCAACCTTCTGGCCTTCAACGAGATAGGCAAGATAGTAGTCTTTTTCCCACTCTTCAATGTTTTCAATGTCATCAGGGGCGAGGCTTTCATCTTCCCCACACGCCAAGTAATTGAGGGCATAGGTGGGAATGTCATGGATAAGGGCATAGTCTGATACTTTAAGCACTTCCGGTTTAGTTGTAGTCTTCATAATATGGTTGCTTTCTATTGTTTTATTGTTGTTTGATTTTATAGGGCGGCGTAGTTATTCAATGGGAAGCGGGAATAATTGAGCATGGGAAGCTTTAGCTACTGGCTGGCAGAACCGTTGTTCCAGATACTGGTTAATTTCCGCCGGGTCGTAGGTACACCAAGCCCCTAACTCATTTTCTTTCACCGCCTGCCACAAGCGCACAATGTCAGAATCATCTATTGCGGGCAGGGCGTCCCACGGGTATATGTTAAGCAGGGCGGCAATGGGGCGTGCATGCGAGGATGACTTGGCGAAAAAGATAAGAGACAGAAGGCCGTCACCGTTTTCGTAGAATGCCCATGCCGGGATTTCGTTGTCTTTCAGTTCAATTTGAGTGTTCATGATATAGTGTTTTTTAGGTTTGAGGTTATGCGGGAGCTTGTCTCCCGCTTGCTGATTTTAGTTTATCGGATTTTCTTATCTTGTCAAATACTTTTTGTAGGGCGGTGTAACTTTTCAGGGGGGGGGGCTTAACGGTTATACACAATCCTTGCGCCCGCTTCTTCAAGGGCAAGACATAGTGGGTCTGAAATAAAGGCACGGCTAACTACCATTTCATGAGGGCGATAGTCCGCAATGTTGATTGCCCGCATTTCCCCTGATTCCCGGTTCCTGACAAGCAAGGTAAGCTTGCTTCCGGTTGCTTCCGCTAGTGCGGCGATTAGTCCTAGCTCTTCATCATGGCGTGCGGACAACTGGAAAAGATAGGGGCGTGTTTCCCGGATATGGGCGGCTAACATATCGATTGCCGTTTTCTTTTCGTCTTCATTCATGGTCTTATTTCTTTCTATTGTTTTGTTGTTAATATGTTAGGGCGGTGTAATTATTCAGCTTTAACGGGTTTCATATTCATTGAATGATACGCAGATAAGATACATGTTGTGAATTAGAATGCCGGGTATCTTCTACCTGTTGGACGTTTTCAATGCCGAAAGGGAGCCATGCTATCTTTTCCGCTAGCGATAATCTTTCAAGGGTTAAATACGGAGATTCATCCACGGATGAAATTATCATAACGTCATAAGCACCAATCCGATAGATAGAAAACGTATCTTTCAGGTACATGCTTCCCGGCTTGGCTGTCTTGTCCTGTAGTACTTCCGAAGCCGCCCACATGGCGGGGGAAAGGGTATACTCTTTTCGGTGCAAGGAATTAAAGCTTTCAATGGCGAGGTGAACTTTTCCGTTGCCTTCTACTTTTATTTCCTTTCTGATATGTAATTCTGATATGTCTTTCATGGTTTAGTTTTCTTTCTATTGTTTTATTTTATAGAGCGGCGTATCTTTTCTGGGGCGGGGATTAATAAATCGCTTCCAGCTCTTCCCATTCACCCGGGCGGGTGAAGAAGGTTTTAAGTTCTGCGTACTCGTGACATGCGCCCGTGTACATGCTATAGGAAACCATATTACGTTCCCCCGTTTCCTCGTCATACTCGGGCAATCCCATATCTTCACAAAAATCCTGATAGGTGCCGCAATCTGACTTACACAGGCAAGCAAGTACGTCATAGGCGGTGGGCGTCTTTCCCCGGTTGGCAAGGGACTGATAAAACGTGATGAAGATTGCATGCCTTTCTCCCTTCTGACGGTCTTCCCGGTGTAAGACAATTTCCCATGTACTATGTTGCTTGTCATCCCATAGGGGCGTGAACATGCCCTTATACTTTCCGGTAATGCGGATTCCGCAACTTGCGAGGAATCTTTTTGCGTGTTCTGTATATATGCTCATTGTATTATTTCTTTCTATTGTTAGTTTTTGTTTGTTAGGGCGGTGTAACTTTTCAGAAATTAAACCCGGCTCACCAGTTTGAGGACAAGGTTTAACCCGTCATCATAGGTGCGCACCATGTGCCGCCCTGCCTCATAGGTCTCACATTCTGCGGGCGTCAAATAGTAGAGGTGGACGAAAAAGGCAGGACTAGGGCGGCCGTACTTGTCATAATCCCATGAGGCAGGGGCCTGTGCGTTGTCCCATTGCAACCATGCAACGGGAACATACCCGTATGAAGTATAAAGGTCTACAAGCTTATCAGTGGAAAGGGCAAATAGCCACTTGCCGCCCTGCTGACGGATAGAGCCGAAAACGTCATCCAATGGGACTACCGCACCCGGATTTTTGACTAGGGTAGCAATCTCGCCAGTTGGTAGGATTGCCCACACGGCGGAAACACGCCCGCCGTCACTATCACCCGCAATATAGGCATACAGGCCCGCCCCTTCATAATAGTCCGGAGAATGTACGTCTACCGCACCTTTGATTCCTTCCGGGTGCATGTACCTGAAATGGTTAGCAAGGCCCGTGAAAGTGGTTGCGGGAATGTTGATGATTTGATTGTTCATAGTTGTTTCCTTTCTTTTAGTGGTTTTAGTTTATCAGATTTTAGAGTGTTGTCAAATTATTTTTTATTTTTGTATTACACAATCATAAGTTATTCAGCACACGGCGGATTCTAATTCAAATGCCCACTTTGCGGTATAGCCCATGCGCTCTTCTTCCATGATTGTTTCAACGTTGCCCGTAGGGTAGATGACGGTGGAATAAGCAACTGGCCGGGTAGCCTCTTCCCGCAAGAATGTATGAATGTCTGCGATGTCATAGTTCACGCCTTCCCACATGTGAATCATGTCCAGGTCTGCCAGCGCGGGCTTAACGTCCCATGGGAGAATGTCAAACACCGCCGCAACAGGGCGGGCGTGTGCGATTGTTTCAGCGTACAGGACAAGAGACAGGACGCCGGAACCGTTTTCGTAGATTGCCCATGTCAGCGTTTCACCGTCTTTCAATTTGATTTGATTGTTCATTGTCTTATTCTTTCTATTGTTTTAGTGTTTCTTTTCGTTGTCCGGGGGCTTCCCCCTTTCGATGATTCCACTTTAGCAGATTTTAGAGTGTTGTCAAATAGTTTTTTGAGTTGTATGACACAATCATAAGTGCCTGATTCTTAAATGGTGAAGAGAGCAGTATATTCCCGTGTGCCGTCTCCTGTCCCCCTGAAAATATCATCAGGGGAAAATGGCAGGGCTTTAACGGCGGAAATGAGGGCGTCTTCAATCGCTTCCGCTTGTGCGGCGGGCAGTCCGATTCCGTAAGTCACCGATAGCAAGATTTCTGTGGGATTAGGGTCTTCTGTACCAAGCTCGCCGCATGTGAGAGCTTCCACCGCTTCCAGATAGTTAATGTCACCAAGGCGTCTATCATGCACGATTGCGAGGCGGTCTCTCTTAATCTTGCGGCGGAGACGGGCGGCAACCTTGCGGATGATTGCGAGCTTATCCGCCGCCGTAGCGGCGGGGGCGTCATCTTCTGTCCACCGAACCGCCTTAATGAATAAGCACAAGTCAAGAAAATTGTGGTGGTGGATATCCGGGTTGCAACCGCCGGAGATGACATAATCCATGAGTGCGGCCTTTACGTCATCTTCTGTTCCCCCGTCTACGGCGGCGGCAAGGTTGTTCAGGTGGAAAAACGTTGCGTAGTCATAGATTGCTTTTAGGTGCGTTGCGGCGTCATAGTTGATTGCACCCTCGCGGCGATCTAAAATGATATCGATAATCATGATTTTAATCCTTTCTTTTAGATAGTGTTTCTTTTCGTTGTCCGGGGGCTTCCCGGTGGATGAATGCAATTTAACATGATTGCGGAAGGCGTCAAGCGGTTTTCTTTCCGGCGCGTTGTAACTCGCTCATTATCTGCGTGTTATAATTGTGTCATACAACCCTTCGGTTCCCCCGGTTCCCCCGGTTCCCCCTTTTATATATAGTGTAGGGTATTCTTTTATATTCTTTTGGTATCTTTTGGCATTGTAAAATGTAAATGTTCCACATGGAACATTTATGCAATCGGGCAATCGGGCAATCGGGCAATCGGTTTGTTGTGGTGGGATAGCGGCTTCAACGGGTATCAGGATTCAAGATAGTTAAGGATTCATAACTATTAAGGATTCTTAAACATTCCCCCTTGTAAGTCCGGTCTAACTTTTAAGTCCAGCCTAACTTTTAAGTCCAGCCTAACTTTTAAGTCCAGCCTAACATTGTAAGTGCCGTCTAACATTGTAAGTGCCGTCTAACTTTTAAGTCCAGCCTAACATTGTAAGTGCCGTCTAACATTGTAAGTGCCG